TGCAGTTCCTCGTCGAAAAGGGCGCTGACGTTAGGGCCCGTGGCGACGAGGCTCTACGCTGGGCGGCGAGTAAAGGGCACCTAGCCGTAGTGCAGTACCTAATCGAAAAGGGCGCTGACGTTAGGGCCCGTGACGACTATGCGCTACGCTGGGCGGTGGCGAGGGGTCACGAAGACGTGGTAAAGTATTTAGAAAACGTTATTAAGAAAGGTTAATGAATGAAACAGATTAAAGGAATTATTATCATAGTAGGCTTAGTGCTTATATTATTGCTATCCTTTGGACTCCGGGTAGCGCTTTACGACGCGGCTATGGCTAACTTAGCTAATAAAAGAGTTAATGAAGAACTTCAGACTACAATTACGAAGCTATCCGCCGAAATCGAATCCTTGAAGTCTAATCCAGTAACAATTACGAAAGAGGTAATAAAGACCGAGACTAAGGTCATTACCGAAGTTATAACTAAAGTAGTGACAGCAGCTTGTCAGCAGGATAGGGCTAGGCAAAATACTTTAATGCTCAGTATGGGACAGGGTTCGGACGGCTTTCGTATAGGCAAGGCCACAGTAGCAGAGCAGATACGTCCGGTAATCGGAGTAGATTATTTAAGAAAGATTCAAGATAACGCTAGTATAGGAGTAGGGGTTCTATCCAATAAGACCGTAGTAATTAAATACGGAAGGGATTTCTAAATGGAACAGATTAAATCATTATTCATATTCGACGTAACTACCACCGAACATGATTATCAGTTCGAGTTCTTGGGTGATATCTTAGAGGAAGTGTCAGCGTTTGGGGATACTGAGCAGGACGCTAGGGCTATTCTTAAAAAGGAGTTTGGTGCGTTTTTAGAAAAACAGTGCGTCCTTACTCGAGTGGAGACTCGAACATTGTTCGGTAAAGCCCCAGATAAAAATTCAGTATACTCACAGTCAGACCTCTACTAGAGATTCGCCGTAGTAACCAGTAACTAGACTATTACGGTCTAATAGCGTAAAGTATGGTATACGTTTAGAGCGCATTGCAAATATAGGGGTACACGAAGACTCTTCGATAATAGAAGCTTCCCATAATAACTCAGATAGCCGCTTCGGGGCGCTATCGTAATTTAAATTGAATACGGCACGACAATACGCTGAATTAGTCAACTCGGCTAAAAAAAGCTCGAACTCATCTTGCTCTGAGAAAGAATTCATGGTAGCTATATTATAGCAGCTCAATTTAAGATTTTAAAGGAGATTTACATGATAGCTAAAGATAGTAACGGCAACTTAGTGGACATCGTGATATACGGCGATTCCGTGGATAATTTAGATGTGCTCAGGGCCGTGTACATTTCTAGCGGCTTTGATGTACCTGACGATGAGATTGATTTTATAATGAATGAGCACTACTATCAGATTAAAGACGAATTATTCACTGATAATGGAGAGGAATATGAATATTAGATACTTAGGGCTAGCCGCCTTATTAGGTTGCGGGGAGATTACAGTCAGGACAGTTAGCGATCCTGTAGTTGTTAGGCACGAAGTAGATATATCCAAATTAGAGCAGTATTTCGAGCGTTACTGTAGAGACACGTTACCTGACGGTACCCCAGAAGAGATACAGGCTTGTGTAGACTTAAACGTAGTTAACTTTATAGACGCATTATCCGAGGTTAGTGATGAGTAATTATATCATACGCAGTCTTAAGAAATCACCTAAGACTAGAATAGTAGTAATTCAGTACCCCACTAGTTCAGGTCAAGTAATTTTTTGGGCCAATAAGGATGAGAGCGGCCTGATGCGCAGCACATACGCAATTTTTAATGACGAAGAGGTTAGTAATGTCGTAGCTGCTATTTTGGCTAGAGGTTACTGCTCTGAGCCAAGTATCAGCTTTACTAATTGTGAAGTGGCCTGTATGCACTGGGGCGTTACTGATTCGTATGCGCGCATGGCCCCGTTCTTGGGATTTATTAGCGATGAGGATGATGGTTGGCCCTTTGCTAAAACTTCGAATCCTTTTTCAGGCACGCCTAAAACAGAAGAACTTCGCAGTACTTGTTACTATTGCCAGACCCCGGTCTCTACTAGTCAATTTTTTAGCTACTCTGACGATAAGTATGAAATATCTCTAGCTTGCGCAAAGTGCAAACGCGCTGATAAGATTAAGCTTACTGAAGCTCAGATAAAGACCTGCAATGAGCAGGGAAGTTATCAAGCTTTTCTTGGGAAATGATAAATGCGCGGCACAAATACTCAAACAGATCTTAACAATGATATAATCACGTTTAGTCGCTACGGTCACCTCGCCATAGTGCAGTACCTAATCGAAAAGGGAGCTGACGTTAGGGTCCTAGACGACTTGGCGCTACGCGAGGCGGCGTATAACGGTCACCTAGCCGTAGTGCAGTACCTCGTCGAAAAGGGCGCTAACGTTAGGGCCCGTGACGACGAGGCGCTACGCCGGGCGGCGGAGAATGGTCACCTAGACGTAGTGCAGTACCTAATCGAAAAGGGCGCTGACGTTAGGGCCCGTGACGACTATGCGCCGCGCTGGGCGGCGTATAACGGGCACCTAGTCGTAGTGCAGTACCTCGTCGAAAAGGGCGCTGACGTTAGGGCCCAAGACGACTATGAGCTACGCTGGGCGGCGAATAACGGTCACCTCGCCGTAGTGCAGTACCTAATCGAAAAGGGCGCTAACGTTAGGGCCCGTGACGACGAGGCGCTACGCGAGGCGGCGTATAACGGGCACCTAGCCGTAGTGCAGTACCTCGTCGAAAAGGGCGCTAACGTTAGGGCCCAGGACGACGAGGCGCTACGCTGGGCGGCTCGTAACGGGCACCTAGCCGTAGTGCAGTATTTAAAGAATGTTATTAAGAAAGGTCAATGATATGCAAACTAAAAAACTTAGTGCGTCGTTTACTACGAGTCGAATAGGCGACCACTTTCGCCTAACTTTCCGTAATGAGAAAGATCTCGAAACTAAGACTATAGGCGAAGTGTTTACGGTAGGGCATGAATCAGTCACTGTACGACTAACGCCAAGAACTGCGCTAGAACTAGTTGAGTTTATAGATAGAACGTTAGAAGATTACGACTTTAGCTTAGTCGACGATAAAAAACGAGTAAATAAAAAGAAGAAATGAGTATGTTAGCAGTAAAGTGTCAAAACGACCTTGACAACGACTTGATCGTGTTTAGCCGATACGGTCACCTAGCCGTAGTGCAGTACCTAATCGAAAAGGGCGCTGACGTTAGGGCCCTAGGCGACGCGGCGCTACGCTGGGCGGCGGAGAATGGGCACCTAGCCGTAGTGCAGTACCTAATCGAAAAGGGCGCTGACGTTAGGGACAGCGGCAAGTATGCGCTACGCGGGGCGGCTCGTAAAGGGCACCTATCCGTAGTGCAGTACCTAATCGAAAAGGGCGCTGACGTTAGGGCCCTAGGCGACGCGCCGCTACACTGGGCGGCGTTTAACGGTCACCTACACGTCGTGCAGTACCTAATCGAAAAGGGCGCTAACGTTAGGGCTCATGACGACTTGGCGCTACGCGTGGCGGCGGAGAGTGGACACCTACACGTCGTGAAGTACCTCGTCGAAAAGGGCGCTGACGTTAGGGCCGGTGACGACTGGGCGCTACGCGAGGCGGCGAATAACGGGCACCTACCTGTCGTGAAGTATTTAGAGAATGTTATTAAGGAGAATAAGAAATGAGCGCAGCATTACGATGGTTACTATTTATCACAGTCGGTCTCCCAATTCAGTGGCTACTGTACTTACTATATCCAGTAGCTATTATACTTTTTCGTAAAAAATGGCGGGGTAAAATAGGCACATCGTTTAAGGTACCCACAGACGGCCCTAGAAGTTTAGAACAAATTATAGATCTTGGCGCGATCACTAAAATGCGAAACGAGGTGTTTACAGACAGTAAAGACGACCATACCGCACTAGTCCACTACGGTACCTGGTCGTATAAGCCTATGACTATTGCTAGCGAAGGTCTACGAAGACTAGTAAGGGCTGACGGCTCCTTGGAACGCATGTATCCGGTACAGACCGACCCTAATCCCGTCTCTAGAGATTGTCTCACTAGCTGGGTGTACAGTTACACTATGTTTGGCGGGCCCAAACAAGAGCTAAAGAAGATAGGTCTGCACTATCTGAAGCATTGTTTAGGATTAGCACACCATAATGGTATGGTCTCAGCCCGTAGTTCTAGTAGCGGCATTAATTACACATTTGATGGTTATAAGAATCTATCTCAGCCGGCCTTTGGACCTAACTACTATAGCTCGGCCTCCTTGCTTGCGCTTATGCGAAAAGAGTTCGGCGGAGTTTGGCACCTAGTATACTTTATCCACTTTATTTTAATGGGCGGGTGGCTATGGTGGATAGAGCCAGTGATCTATAATGATAAACATTTAATTTATTACGACCATCACATCACTTTACTTAATCTAACCGCTATGGAACACTTATACTCATCTCCTCTGAATAGACGAGCTATTCGAAGGGTAGCTGTAGAAATTGCGCCGCAAAACAATATTAATGCGTTCTTCTACGCTATGGCGTGGAATGCTGGGGTCCTTACTGAAAAAGAAAGGCAAGATGCTGTAATGGTCCTTAGAAACATTGCCCACTTTTGGCCCCAGGAACCGGCTACTGGGCCGGACTATCTAAATGGCAGACAATCATTAGAAAACTGGTCGATGATGGGGTATCACGCAAAACTGTTAAAGAACCCTGCAAAAAGGCTACCTAGACCATGAAAACTACAGTAATAAAATACACTGGCGTTACCGGCAAAGCTCGCGAACTAAAGCTAGTGGAAAATATGGTAGGACTAGTTAAGTGGCATAAGAACCTAGAAGCCAGTTCAGCAAGCTTATTCCAAGATGAGAGCGGAAGATTCCTACAATTACCAAACAATGCATGGGACGTGCTGGGAATTCCCTATGAGATAGAAGTTAAATAATATGCAAACTGAGCTAAACTGTGCCCCTAAATTTATAGTCGTACTTCAAGATTTCGTTGGCGATGCTGGCATAGCTCATCCTATAACTCAAACAGCCCCTGGTCGACAGTTTAGCATGTGGCTAGAGGCCGCAGGACTATTAGGGTACGATTTTCGTATTACAAGTGTCATTAAACGCTCTATAAGCCCCACTGAGAGGATTTCTTCTGAAGAACGGGCAAATGCCTTAGACGTTCTAAACGTTGAACTACAGCCGTTTAAATGCGTTATATGCCTAGGGACTATTGCATCAACCGCCGTACGTAAGTTAGAATTTACTGATAAAATAGTGCTGGCCTTAGCTCGCCCTCAGGACATTGAGGGCCAGTCTAGTCTACCTCAAAATATTAAAGATATAATTGAGTCTTTACAGAAGTTCAAATCTAAGCTAGTCTGACTATAGAAGGAGTGCCTAAATGAGCTTTAGAGAGTGTCAGGATATTATCGTGCTGGATTTTATGATAAACGGGGAGCGCCGAGATGTGGGTGGTAGATATGAACGTCCGGCTAAAAGCGATTCTGGCACTAGGCACTGGGTAATCATTAATACGGTACGTCTTACAGTAGACGAGGATAAGATAGTAGATGCCCAAGCTTATTGGGACTCAAAACGCAAAGCCAATAGTGAGGGTAAATAATGACTAAGCAAGAAATAGACGAATGGATCGCTATGCAGTCTACTAACTTAATGGCGGATATGCTTAGTTTTGGCGGCTCAGAATTAGAATTCAGGGATTATATGTACGATAGATTTAAGTTTACCTTGGAGCTTACAGCTTCCATGCTCTCTAGTGGTCCGTCTGTTAGAGTTTCTAAGTTTGCAGTGGAGAAGATATTTGAGACTGCTATCGTAGAGTTTAATCAAAAAAACGGCGGCCTGACTCCTAGAGAGGCGGCTATATACGAAGCGGCTTTCTTCGATGCAGCTAGGCGTCTTAATAAGAATAGGGAATAGTTATGAGCGCTGAATCGATGGCCCCGCCAGTCTATCTCCTTAAGCTTGACAATCAGTGGACTGTTGTGTGGGGTCATTGTTCAGCTTCGGATAAGGATTACTATATAAAAGTGCTCTACGACGATACATTGTCTGATACTGCACAAGATAGGTCGGAAGAGCTTAGACGGACTCTTTCTAGATTTGATGCATGGAAACGTAATTCAGGGTTAAAGTAATGAGAAGCGTTCTTGGTACTATTGTAGCAGCGTTATTGTTACTTATAGCCTATACGGTAGGCGGCGAGTTTACTTATTACTACATGGCTAAAAATGTAGAAAGAGCTTATCTACTGGGCTGCGGACTAGGTCGCGCCAAGCAGTACAATTTTACAGTGCCGTTGCCGCCACAAGACGTAGTCTTTTGCCATACTGCGGCCAGTTACTTTAACGGTACGCTAAACCCCTCCAGCGGTAACGGCTCTAAGTAACAGCCTGGCCATCAACTCCCGAAACTCCTGTGCGGAGCCGCCGATATTTAACCTAATATAACTATCAGAGTCTCCAAAATCTCGCCCCCTATAATACTCTACCCCGATCTGGTCTAGCGTATCGGTAGGGTCCTTGATATAAGCGAACATCCCTCGCTGCTCTCCATAAATATGGGTAGGGTACGCCTGATAAAATTCGTTAATACGATCGTTAAGAACCTCTCGTGCTCTATCGAGTATGGAACTCCCCACTTGCATTTCTATAAGAACGCCCTCTATGAATTCCACGGCTACCTGCTGAGCTAGTGGACTTACTCCACATGTACTCATTTCAATATGAGAAGAGATAACTTTAGCTAAATCTTCGTGATTATTTACAGTGACGCCCTTTTTAACTAGTGCCCAACCTAGCCTAACTGACGACATTCCGGACAGCTTGCTAAAACTAAAAATTAGTACGTCATTATTCAGGGGTACGAGTTTTTCGTCAGGCCTGTAAAACGTAGGCCAATGGTAAGACGCATCCACTACCTTAGCTTCGTTAACTATCGCAGATAGCTTACCATCAGGATTATTAGGGTAGGTTACCATTAGCTTGTGTAAATTAGGGTTATTGTGGTCGTGGGGAAACTCTCTTGTGAATACCTGCATGTCTTCTACTAAGTACCTAAACCTAGACCAAAATGGAATATATACGCCTACTGGCATAGCCCTCGATACAGCCGTCAGCATTTGACTTGCACCATTAGAGATTACCACGTCATAGTCGTGTATATTTAGTACATTGCCAACTTGCTCATGCAATGACAGGATGCTCTCTATTAAATCCTTTTGCGGTGCCGTATGATCGTAGGACTGGTTAGCCGATGATATCGTGCCGTAGTACTGAGCATCAGTTAATTCTTGAATAAATGCTGGATTTCCAAATCTTAGGTCAAGCTTTTTCATTTAACGGACTTTCTTTGCTGTTTGCGCGGCTTTTTTTTAGCTCGCTTGAGTTCAGTTAGCCTGTAAAATATCTGGTCGGGGGGTTGCCTTAATACCTCCTCTACTTTACTGTCTAGCGGGCCAAAGGCATTCTCGGCCACTTTTGCAGCCTCGTTTATATGATAGCTACCCGGGTAGTGCCTTAAACATCTATAAGCAATGTCCCTAATTATCGTAGGAACCCCAGGAGTAGCCGATTTATCGATAAGCGCCCTAAGGAAGGCCCTAGTCTTGAGTACAGCGTAAGATCGTTCGTCAGGCATTGTCATTTTCGTTTATCCTCTATATGGGCGGTAAGCCAGTGGAGACAGGCGAACCACCCAGCCTTAAATCCGTCCCTGTCTGGGGTGTAACCTTCGTTATCTTGGGACGGGAAGTTTGAATATTCTTTTATGAAGGAATTATAGGACGCGGTCTTATCGGGCCATTCAATCTTGCGGGCTTCGCGAAGAGATTTTATAATTTCTAACTTCATTACAGACCAATCTTCTTTGTCCCAACTTTCCAGTCCAATTGCCTTGCTTAAAATTTTTCCCACAACTTCATCGGCTTTCCTGTCAGCCCAATCTTGTTCGCTCATGTTCCACTCACAATCTTTTCGCAGTTTTTAAACGTTGCTCTAAGTTTTGATAGAGCAGATAAAAAAGAAGTCGCTTGGTCATTTTTAAAAGGTTCAAAGTGACGTTTCGCAAGAATGTTAACTTCCTCTCCCGCCTTGTTGCTTTCCTGATCCTTAAACGTAAAATAATCTGTACCTGTTGCGGGCATTGAATAAAAATTCATTTCACTCAATGCTTTATTCATTTTTTCAATTGTTTCCTTTTGCAGTCTAATCACGGCAATAAGCTTTTTGATTGTGTCGGGATTTGCGGCGGCAAGGAATTCGGCGTCTGCTAAATCAAATTCTCCGTCATATCCTGTACGAAGACCTGACACCCAAGCCTCGTCACCGTCATCACTATTTAAACTCACAGTCCAAGGTCCTGGAGCCGCAGCATTAGCTTTTTCTTCAAGATCTTTTAGCAGGGATTCCAGGGTGCTCATAATTCACCCAAAACTTCTTTACCCTTATTTTGGTAATAATAAGGAGCACCAGCAGCTCCTCCCAAATAACATCCTAATTTATAAGCAGGAAATGCTTTTTGAATTCTAGACGGTGTGCGAAGACAATCAGCTCTCCATGTATAATTGGGATTTGTGCTACCATTTTTATTAGCGTCAAAAAGACCAACTACAAACGCAAATAAAGACATAATAACATAAGATATAAAAACGATTTTAATGAAAATTCTCATCTCCGCCTCGATTCTATGTAGGATTTCAGCCAATCATAGTCGACGTATAGCTTCTTTTTGTCGGTACCATCTTTTTGTCTTTCATACCCAACAAGAGTTCGAATCGCTTGAATGTCTGTTGGCTCGGGCAATTCAATCTTTTGTGCTTCTCGAAGGGCTTGGGCGATATCTCGAATCATGCACTCTGGCTTAGAATCAGTGCCTTTGGGGATTGTGAAATAGTTAGACACAATCTTTATAGCCTTTTTCTCAGTCCAATCTTGTTCGCTCATTTCATTTCACCCCTCATAAACCTTCTAATAGTTCCTCGTAATCCGCTGCCACTAGTATAGCCTCTCTTAGGTGCGGGAATTTTTTTACAACTTTAGCATAGGCTCTGCGGTATGTCCACATGTGCAGCTTAGTGCTCAAGTATGTCAAGCCTGACCAGTATAGTATGCGGCTACCGTAAAACAAGTCGAAGGTCCATAACCATTTAGGGAACTGACTATACACATATCTCGGATACACTATGCTATGTAGGGAGTACCAGCCTAGCCCCGTATAGCATCTAAGAGTCCCATACTTCTCTTTTATATCCCTTACCGGCACACGATAAAACGCTAGCTCTTCGCTCAACATTTCTCCGGCCTCAAATAGACCGTTATAGTCAAATGGCTGAGATTTATCGTCACTCATGCACCCATTTTAGCACTGTTATTTAGCTTGTGCAAGACTCTGGGTAGTAATAGCGGGGGTGGCCTTCAGCTTTACTCTCAACATATTAGCCACTTTATTATCTATCATACACTGCGCTAATACCTCGGAAGCCTTTTGCGCGCCCGCTGCGGGCACTTGGAGTATGATCTCGTCATGGACATTGAGCATTATGGAAGCCCCTAGGCCTAGTTCTTTATTTTTGATAGAGAAGTCTATCATAGCCTGATTACAGACACTGGCCGCCAAACTCTGAATCTTATGGTTCTTAGCTACGTTAAGTGCGTTACGACACTCAAGATATAGTGACTTACCGTCCTGTATTCCATCAATCTCGCCTAGTTTATCCATAATTTGAAAGCACGTCATTTTGCTAAAGTTTCGCACGCCGTACTTAGAATACAGTTTATGAATGGTCGCGTTTCGTTTACGCCTTCCTACTATGCTCTCAACATAGCCATACTTCTTCATATCTAGTTCAGACCTATCCATCCATTTCTTTAGTACCGGAAATGCTTTAAGATATTTGTCGTAGACTTCCTGAGCCTCGTCATAGTCTATGCGCATCATTTGAGAAAGCCGACCCGCGGAAGCTCCGTAAGGTATCGATAATGCTATGCCTTTTATCCACTGACGCTTTTCCTTATCTACTTTACCGAGGTAATTTTCGTCCTTAGGGTTAGCAGATACATTCTTCAATCCTAGAACGTTTACGGCAATAGAGCTGTAAAAATCTAGATTATTATTCATGGTATCAATTAGCACAGTCTCGCCACTTTCGTTAGAAAAGATGTGTGGCTCTAGGCTACTATAATCGATAGCAACAAAAGCGTTACCGTCATCGGGAATAAATCCTGCCTTAATTCTAGTGTCTTCTCTTGGAAGCGTCTGTAGATTTATGGAATCGCCGCCACAACTGTAACGGCCTGATGTTGTGCCTACCTGGTTAAAGCTTGGATATATTCGGCTATTTATGTGGGTCTGTAAAATAGGCTCAACGTACGTAGACAAGAGCTTCTTCTCTTTAGATCTTTCCCGGAGTAGTTTTAATACTATGCTGCTATCTTCATATTGGGCGGCCAGCTCATCTAGCACGTCCTTAGATGTACTACGCTTGCCTGAGTTAGTAGTCTTATTAGAGGGTAACTTTAATATGTCGAATAGTAGATAGGCCTTGTCGTCTCCGCTATCTAGGTTGAAAATCCTGTTAGTGCCGTGCTTATCTTTGTACCAATGCATCATGGCCTTATTGTGAATCTCGGAATTGTCTTTCCAGGGCCACAAATTATTCAAGGCTAAAAACTTTCCAAAGTCTGATCTAGGGGTAATATTCACGCCTTTTCGTATCTTATCGCGTGAATACTCGGTCAACTTATCGTCTATTAACGCAAATATCTCAGATTCGAGGTTGGAGATCTTGTCTAACATGTCTAGCTTAAGCTTCTCAAAATAAGGTACATTAATACGTACCCCTGTGGTATTAAGCTGGTATGTGACTTCAATTAATGGATATACTTCCTCGTTCCACAGCTTAATAAGCTTAGGGTCTTTGGCAATAGCCGGCCAGAACATGTCATAAAGTCGTCTAGTGTAGATTACGTCGTAAATAGCATAGTGGCCTAAGAGCTTCCAGTCCCCGCGGTAGAAGTCCTTTTGTTTCTTAGTCCAAGACCCTCCATTGGCTATCACTGACTGCTTAAGATCGTCTTGTGGACTGTCAGCATCTGGGTCTAGGTGCAGGACAGCTAACTTTTTTAACCCAAAAGGGCCTTCCTCATTTATAGCTGTGTGATAGATTAGGGCAGTATCGGCTAGGATGTAAGGGAGGATGTCAATCCCAAAGGTGTTTTGGATGACTTTGGCGTCAAACGTACAGTTGTGTAGTAATAACCGTTTAGACTTCGTAAAAACGTCTATAAGCGTTGATACTAATACCTGGTAGGCTGAGTCGGTCCATGGTCTAAAAAGGCCGCTATCGGGCTTATAGAGCGTTATAGGGATATAATAGCCGGTGTCTGGCGAAGTAGCCATGGATACGCCTATTACATTGGCAAATCGCCCTACCCCATCAGACTCTGTATCTAGCGCTAATAATTCGGCGGCCATTAGCTCGTCTTTAATGGCTAAGAGGTCCGCCGTATTAGTAATCAGCTTACCGTTAATAGGGATCATATTCAGTTTAAGTTGCGCTTAGCCGGCTCGTCTTCTATATCAGAATCGTCCGGGCTGGCTAAAGATATCATTTGAATATCTGAATGTTTAATGGCCATGTGGGCTATGGGAGTTTCTTCAAGCGGCGAGAATTCGCCTAATGTCAAATACATGCTGTCGCTGTCTACTACCAGACCGACTACTTGAACTCTTCCAATAACTTCGCCCATACCATCCTGCTCTTCCATAGTGGTGACAATTCTAACGTATTGTCCTATGAACCAAGAAGCTGGCGGGAGATTAAGCTCGTAAAGAGGCTTAGTCATGGCACACCTATTCAGGTAATATTTCTGTTTGAGTTTCTAAGTTTACTGTGGCTCGGCTACGCGTAAACGGATTAATAAAAGATAGTGCAAGGTCGTCCTCTACAAATCCGCATTCGGGCTGCATTGCGGGCGGCATTACAAGTTCTGCCATTTTCAGGCACCCATAAACTGATCCGCTGATTCGCCCTGCTTTATAAAGGCCCGCGCCTCCTGCGATAAGAAATAAGCCGGCTAATACGCCAGCGCTAATAATAAGGTATCTTCTAAGTTTTTGCATGATAATCTCCCCTCACTTTTATATTACACTAGAATAGCTTACAGAGCAACTAGAAGTTGCCCCACCCGTCTTTTTCAGTGTCCTTTGTCTCTAAGATCTCTAAGTCTGCTTCTTCCTCGGAGCTAAGCGAGCGAATGTTACCAGTCATGCCATCCCAGCCAAGCCCCACAGAAAACTCTTTACCCATGCGCGTCTTTAAGGCTGCAATGCGAAGATACTTATCTTGATCGCCTTTATTATAGCCAGGCCTCCACAGGCCAAACAGTACCGTAGCGGATTCCTCAATAGCGGAAGATCCTTTAGCAATTCGGCTATCTGTAAGAGGTGTAGCAGGGCCGCCCTTAGACCTTGCAATCTGAGCTAAGCTAATAATAAGCGTTTCAGTCTCGTTAGCTAAGTCCGATAGTTTGGGGGCGATATAAGCTAGATTAGCCGTCTCATCGGAATAGGGCCCTCGAATTCGATTAATGAAATCGTACACTACGAGTTTAAGATCGGAGCCGTGTTGGTCCTTCATGGCCAGTAGATTTTCTCTAAGCTCACCAATCTCTACTCCAGACCTAAAGTCGAAGAATACGTTCTTGTACTCTTCCATGATCTTTTGCTGGATTTCTTTGATGCGCTTCTGATCTTTGTTCTTAAAGATATCGTAGAGCCTCTTATCAGTTAGTCCGCTTACTTTCTGGGCCAGCTTTTGGTAGATTAGTGGGGCCCCCATATCCATGCTGCCCATGACTGCCTTTAGACCAGCTTTACTGGCGTTGTTTAAAATATTTAGAATAGTGCTAGTATTATGTGTGACTGTAAAGTCTGTGCCCAGCACAAATCGTTTATTACCGTCAATCTCAAACCCAAAATACTCTCCAAAACCTATATTCTCTAGTGAGATTTTAGTGCAGTCTTGATATCTCTGTTTAATCTGAGCTACGGCCCTTTTTCTTGCAAGCTTATTCGGTATAAGATCTAATCTGTCCCCAGTTAGATAAGCCCTATAAGCAACTGCATCCCCTTCGTAGAGTTTTCCTTTAGTAAAAGATCTGTAATGCTTTAATTCTCTCTTATAGGTACACTTATACCCTACGGAGCGACATAGCCACTGAAATTGCTGCATAAGTCGCTCATCCGAGGATGTGAATTCAAAAGTATTTTTATTGGGATCGTAGTGCCCGTCAGAGTCTAATAAGCCTGCGATTAAATCTAACCTCTGCGCCTTAGATCCCGTTAGATATATCCTATGGACGTGCTTATCATTTACAAGCTCCAGTTCTCTAAGCGTATTAACGAATTCGTTTTTATTCCCGTAAAAATATACGGATACTCCATTCTCCGACTCGCGCGCAGCGTTAAACTTATAACCCTTAGCTGTGGCGTAGTTTTTAATATACTCCAAAACTTCCACGTCTTTCGCATGCATACTCACTTGAGGTTTTGATTTGCTGCCGTTGCCTAGCCAGTATCCCATAAGATAAGCAGGAATGGGTTGCGATTTTTCTTCGAATTCAACAGCCGCCTTGTATCCTTTAAAGCACTCTTTGAATTTACCGCTTGCATTTAGGTACTCTTTAACTGAAATATCTACTACTCTATTAGCGATATAAGTCTTAGTGGCCTTGTGTTGCTGATCATTAGTACACTTTAAGGACAAAATGTGAGACTCGTTTACTATGTAGTCTGCTCCATCTTCTTGGCTCACTTTATATAACGTTTCAGAACCTCTTGCTAGCGACAATACGGTACGAGGAGTAGAATCGTCTCCCATAAGCAAGTCGCCTACTTTAACGTCTTCGACTACCTTAGTACTACCGTCGTACATTAGTACTAAGGTCCCCTTACCTAGACATTTGCCTGAGCCACTCGAACCCGCTATAACTACGTGACTGTGGGTCTGTAGTCTAATACTATCATCAATAGTATCTATTCCAGTCTTAATAGTATTTTTATCGATGTTAGTGGCGTAGTTAGAGAAGATGTCTGACACTGAGTCAATCGTTACAAACTCTTTCTTAGCCTTACCGCTACACTTGCCACCGGTAGGGCAAATAGCCTTTAACCAGTCATGATCTGCGCAAGAGTACGTGGCACCTTTCCAGTGAGGGCCGTACAGCACTTCTATAATATTGTTCCAGATCTCAGTCTTATCGAACGGCGTTTGGTTATAACGCCTACCTTGAAGTTCGGCTGCACCCTTCAGGATTCTATAATTAACTTCTTTTGGCACGCCTTTAGATTTGTAATGTGCGCCTAAAGCCATTAGCGCGTTATTGCGATTACCAGATGGGAAGTCCCCATTTAGGATGCGATACTTACAGGAGGGCATGCCGCGTTCTTTTTTAGAGTAATCGATGTCACCAACCTCGGCGATGGGCGTAACTTCTGGGGCGCTATTAGCGAGCGCTAGAATGGCCTGAGGAAGCTCTACGCCGTCTACGGCAGGAGAGGCTGCGTTATCCAAGTTCTTAGCCAGCTCCTTAATCTGGTCCATATTAAACTCGCTTAACTGTTCGATGCTAATAGGGAGTTTGTACAGCCCAGTGGCGGGGTGCTTAGTATAAGGGACGCGAAATACCCTAGACGCATTATAGATCTTAGTGTCCAGCGTATTTAGTCCAGTGGCTAAGTTCTGGGCTACATTTTTTAATTGAGTGGGCGTAAAGGAGTGAACAGTTTCTAATTCTACACTAAAGCCTTTAGAGCCTGAATAGGATACAAGCATCTGGTCTCTAGCGACGCCTAAGCTAATTAGTCTAGATACCAGCTCTACTGTGTCCTTTCTAGCTTGCTCTGTGTCGTCCTTACTATCAAAGTCGAACACTAAGCTAGGAGTGACTACATCGACTATACCGGCTACGGTCTTAGTCTTCTGAAACTCGTTAAACTGATTCTCTGAGTAGCGATAGACACTTCTATAGTAATCGCTATTATAATCCTTAATGAACTTAGAGATCTCATTAGGGGGGATAAGTTTACCGTAATCTGAAAGTCCTTTAGTAAGTCGTACGTAATTCACTTGCACAGTCCGCTCCTATATGTAAAGTTAGTGCCTTAAGTTTACTTAGCTCTCTTAATAATGTTTCGATCTGCAAAGGCTTCTTCGAACGAAATCTTAGAGTACTCGTCTGAGGTAATAAGTTGCCCCTTATACCAGCTTCGGCTAATCTTCCTTGTAGGATTAAGATTCAATCTAAAGGGATTAGATAGGCGAAGTTTAAAGTTTGAGGCGTATGAATGAATCACCCGCTTAGGAGGCATCAATACCGGCATATCTAACACTTCTTTGGGAATGTTATCTGGATTTGAGAAATCTACGTTAGCTAGATCTATTGCAGGCGCCTCTAAGCTAGGCTCCACAACTTCGGGCGCGCTTGTTTTATCATCAGTCATATTATCTCCTTTGTTTAGTGCGGTATACTTACAGGTTAAACAGAATTCGCCTAATAGTCAACGGCGCGATGGTCCCGGAGTTATTACCCTCTAGTATCAATAACATGTTATCTGTTACTTGGAATACTTCGTCGCTACCTTCGGCTAATGAATTTACGTGTGATCCCGAACAACTGCTGTTTGGGTAGATCCTAACGTCATTGGCAGTGGTGGATGATTTTTTAGCGCTAAAGTTATTCCCTAGATCAAAGCACGAGACGTGGTTAGTGAAGTTGAACGACGTTACTGAAGCCACTGAATTATTACCGTCTGTGCCGTTACAGGAGACTAGTCCGGACTGGAATACATCTCCGGCACTCACTGTTCCAGAAGAGTCCGTATCTTGGTACACGTCTATTGCGGTTCCAGTAGAGGACGGGCACTCCAGTGCAGTAGCTGTTCTGGCCTGGCTAATTAAAGCTAGCCCATTTACACCGTCAGCTCCATCGGCACCATCTACCCCGTTTATACCATTAATTCCTGGCAATAGCTGAGTCTGCGGTGATCCGCATGACGCCAGCATTGCTGCCAGCAAAATCTTGTATTTCATCTTAGCTCCTATATTAGATAAAACGAACGTCGTCGGCAAGCACTTCTACGTAACTCTTACCCTCGTGAGTACGAGTCTGAACTCGCCCCTCTACGATTACCGCCTTACCTTTTGTAAGAAACTTCTTACACGTATCTGCCAATTTACCAAACATCTTCACATTAAAGTATTCAGTCTCTTTCTTTTCGCCACGCCCGAAGTTAGTGGCTACTCGAATTTTAACCATGGACTGATCAGGTAAATTAATTACGTCTGGATCTTGAACTAAGTTTCCAGCTAATACGATTTTATTATACATTGCTAATCCTTTCATTAGTGCTCTTATTATTGCTAATCTCTACTACACTGGCGCTGATAATAGTGGCAGTGTTCAGAAAAACTTCTGACCCGAACGCATCTGTTACATTCTCTATCTTCACTAAATTGCGCTTATGTAACTTAGCCACCGCTGCGCTAGCCGAGGTGGCATTAAGCTCTACAAAAAAGATATTGCCGTCGACAAGGTACAGCATTACCCTAAATTTCTTAGACTTTCTATAGGCCTTAGACTTACTCCTCATTTTTAACCTGCAATTCGAACATTATGAAGCTTGGTGTCTTTTCGCCACGCTCTCTAATCTTTTCGAGTACCTCGTCTGACACCTTTCCAGCGAGTTTATCCGCTAGGGTTCTTGGATTAACAAGGCTTACGAAAGAGCCAGCCTTGAGCGTAACATCCTCTTTAATCTTAATATAAGCTTCTTTAGTCACTTCGAAGTCTTTTGATTTAATCACAGATCCAATTGTTTTATACTTAGCCATTTTATTATTCTCCTTTAAATGGTTATTGCCTTATAAACTACATATACTAGTGTTATTACTACCGCCGTAGCCGTCAATACTGTTTCGAAATCCGGTCGTGGTTGTTTGCGAGTTTTCATGACCACTCATCTGAGCTAGGCACTGCTGCAGCGGCGCCAGGCTTCTGAAACATTGCCCTTTTTGTAGCGACGGGCTTGGTAACGCCTTCTGCCGTAGGGCTTACTGTACTTGTAACTTCAACGGTAGAGTTAGCTGCGGGACTATTAGGGGCGGACAGTATTTCCGATTTCACTTCTTGCTTACGAACATTAACTACTGGACTGTCGATAATGCGTCCGCCTTCGTCTAAGTCTGCGAGCGCGTATGCAGTACCGTACCCTAACATGGTGATAGCTCGGCCAATGGCCCCAGTTTCAGCCTTTTCTATAAAATCCGCAAAGTCCTTTTTAGATTCAGATTTAGTTCCTACGCCCTGCTTTATTAAACGGTTACTGCTATCAAATACCTTTACGGTAGCTTTGATAACTGCACGATCTTCAGACAAAGTAAGATTTTCAGTCTCGATACTGAAAGCTCCACCTTCCGTATCTTCATTAAACCAAACTATCCTATGAGCTACCTGCATATACGGCTTACCTTTAAGGCTCATTAAGGGAAGGACTGTGCCCTTTTTTGTTTTTACTGTATCCATGATTTCCTCCAGTGTTTTTAGATTATACTAGTCTTCAGTGAATGTCAATGGTCAAAGACGGTAGGGATATGAGCTTTTGCTTCTTGCGCTTTGATGCTTTCCTGCTCAACCTTTAGTAAAAATTCGTGACATCTAGCGTTAGATAATACTACTACTACGTGCTGCAAGTTACTTAGTGTAGACGGACGATTGTAGTAAAGCTCTCTAGTTATTGCGATAAAGTTTAGCACTTGCACTTCTTAAGCTCCTTAATAACGTTTTCTAAATATTGTACGACGTCTTTGTGTCCATTATGCGCCGCCTCGCGTAGCGCCTCGTCGTCACGGGCCCTAACGTTAGCGCCCTTTTCGATTAGGTACTGCACTACGGCTAGGTGACCATTCTCCGCCGCGTTACGCAGCGCCTCGTCGTTACGGGCCCTAACGTCAGCGCCCTTTTCGATTAGGTACTGCACTACGGCTAGGTGACCGTTATCCGCCGACCAGCGTAGCGCCGAGTCGTCACAGGCCCTAACTTTAGCGCCCTTTTCGATGAGGAGCTGTACTACGTCTAAGTGACCGTTACGAGCCGCCCAGTGTAGCGCCGCGTCGTTATAGGCCCTAACGTTAGCACCCTTTTCGATGAGGTACTGCACTACGGCTAGGTGCCCGTTAGTAGCCGCCCGGTGTAGCGCCTCGACATCATCGGCCCTAACGTCAGCGCCCTTTTCGATTAGGTACTGCACGATGTCTAGGTGTCCATTCTCCGCCGCCCTGCGTAGCGCCGCGTCGCCACGGGCCCTAACGTTAGCGCCCTTTTCGATTAGGTACTGCACTACGGCTAGGTGCCCGTGGCGGCTAAACTTGATTAAAGCGTCGCTAAGCTCTGTTTGAAAATGTGCGGTACCGCTATTTACTTTGTTGTTGGTTAAAGTCATAGGCATAATATACTGTATTTATTTCCAGTTGTGATATGATTTCGGCCCTATCTGTGGACGTGGCTACCGTCTCTACGTGCATAACTTCGTCCCCGTGCATCTTTAACTTACGTAACTCAAAACCATCATGAGTCACTGCAATTCCAAGCACATAGTAAGGTCCTTTGTCTTCTTGTTTCATTCTAATTGATCTTCCTATTTTTGCCATATGTCTCCTATATGTTATAATCTAGCAAAAGCGCGAAACTATGTCCACACTTACTTTTCAATCTTAACTACATCTTTATTATTATTATGCCAGCATACTGAGTAATACGGGCATATTAGGCTTCCATTCTTACAGGCTGACATGTTTCTCGGGAATACCTGGGCCTTTATAGCATGGTTAACTTCTTCGAAGTTCTGGATAGTTATGGCCTCCGTTTGTTCCGGGATATCTGATATAAGTACTTGGATATCCGCTGCCGGCCTCAGCACTTCTTCCCACTCTCCTGAACACCGCTTACCGCCTATTTCGTTATTACAGGTTCTAGCTCTGTTGCCCTCCCCGTCCATATTACACACGCTGCACTTCTTACTAGCGTTCTTATTAATAAGTTTTCGTAATACTATGAACCCTGCTGTCCTAGACTTAAGCTCATTCTCGAGTGCGTGCGAATATATAGCTAGTTGCGGGCTCTTTAGAACAGCGTCGGCTTCGTACTCCCTAGCCGAGGTTTTGTTATCAAATACTATAGTTCTTCCGTCTTCCCATATGGCAATTAAATCTATAAATCCCGTAATAGAGTCTCCACTGTCGCTTTGAATATCGATTGCCCGCTGAGCGCTTATCACTCTTTTAATTCTAGGTATAATCTTCTCTAGATAAGCTTTTATCATCAGCTCACCTTTAATACTTAAGCATAGCCAGTTAGCGTAGTTATAGTACTTGCGCTGATCGTCGTTAAGGTTATTCCAGCCGTCCGCTTCTTTTTGCTTACCTATAGCCTTAAATAGGTCCACTAGATCGGCGTGATCCCCTTTAGGTAATGGCCCTACTCCTGGATATAGGGACGTGGCCGCAGTAAGTAGCGCATCAAAGTCTTTATTAGACATTAACTTCCAGTCCATATCTGACGCTGCGTAGACTACATCAGGGTTATCATATAAATCTACGATCTTTTTATTAACTTCGCCTCGGCGCCAATTATTGATAAACGTGGTCTTATACGTCTGTCCTAGCCAGTCTATGTTATTTGCCGCATGATCATTTAGCATATCCGTGAGTGCCTTGTCTATTGCCGTGCCGAATAGTAGCGCCGCACTAGGATTTTTGGGGTACAGCTTTTCTATATACCGAAGTTTGTACTTATATGCACAAGTAGTATAAGTAGATACTGAACTATGGGATAACTTATTAGTCATGCTTATACACTAACTCAAATAATGCACGTTGTAAATAGCTATACTTTTGACACTTGCATATACTAAGGTACTAATGTATATTGATCATGTGAGGAGAGTAATATCATGAAAGTTATACTAGAATTTGAAGTGCCCGGGGAGCAATACGAACTAGATTGTGCCCAAAAGGGGATGGCCTATAAGCACGCAGTGCAGGAGTATGATCAAGAACTTCGCAGTATTGTGAAGTACGGCGGAGAGGAATATTCGGAAGATTATACTAAAGCCGTAGCAGAAATGCGAAAGAAGTTGCATGATATATTTTTAAGTGAGGGGCTAAGCATCCATGACTAAGAAATTTGACCTACAAGCATTTAAAAAGTCGCTTCAGGCGGCAAGCGTTCCGTACAAGAAAGAGAATTATATCCAATGGGACGATGCCCTAAAAGAAGTATCCGGATTACCTGGTCTACCTTTAGGCCATATAACTCAAATCTACGGACCTAGTAACGGCGGAAAGACTACCCTAGCTCTTACTTTGGCGGCAAAAGCGCTGCAGCAAAACGTGCTGCCCATATTCATAATCACAGAAGGTAAGTTTATGCCGGAGCGGGCCGCGACTATGGGCGTCGACGTGGATGCAGTCCTATCTGTTGACGTAACGTATATCGAAGAGATTTTTGATGAGATTCATAAGTTCCTATCTGCACAAAGCAAGGGCGACATACCTAAAGATATTTTATTTATAGTGGACTCTATCGGAAATACCATTAGTAGAGATTCTGTACGCATTGCTAAAGACGGTAATACTGAGGTTGGCGGCGCTATGATGAAAACGTCAAAAGTAATTCGCGAGCAGATGCGGGTAGTTAGTCATAGGATTAACGATACGCGTAAAGTAAATAGCCCGCATTTTGCAGGCCTGGTATTCATTAACCATTCGTATAAGCAGCCGCCAGCGTTTCCTGGAGGGCCTACTACAGACGTTCCTTACGGCGGGGATGGGATTTACTATTCGTCTAGCTTAGTTATTAAAGTGCGTAAGACACGTCAGCTTAAGGCCGTAAAGGACGGACGAGACGTTTCTTTCGGGATAGCAGCCAAGCTGGCTGTTGAGAAGAACCACATTAATGGGGTATCCAATGAGGGCCCTTTCTTAATTACTTCTAACGCTATTATACCGGACGATCCTGCAGCGCTTAAGCAGTACAAAGAAGATAATAAAGATTCCTGGGGCAACGTAAAGATAGACGTTGAGGAGTGACTATGTACGCTTATTTGATGTTTATGGCGTCCTTTACTGCGTGTCCCGCTACTGAGATTATAAATAAAACTTTTATACCAATTAATCAATTTGATATGCGGCAGTTAAGTAGAGCGCAGTTACGTTGCCGACAGCTGTATAAAAAAAGCCCGTGTCTTAAAATCTTCACTAAAATAGGGGAGCAGGATTACACCGCGATTTGCGGTAAGACTCGCAGCGCAGAGGTTGCGATAAGATCGGTATCGCCCGACGACATTGATGCTAGTGTACCGCTATACTAGATTCTTAAGCTTGAGCAGAAGGTTATATAAGTATGTTAACAGTAGAGTGTCAAAACGATCTTAACAACGACTTAATCACGTTTAGTCGCTACGGTCACCTAGCCGTAGTGCAGTACCTAATCGAAAAGGGCGCTAACGTTAGGGCCGATGGCGATGCGGCGCTACGCTGGGCGGCGAATAACGGGCACCTAGCCGTAGTACAGTATTTAAAGAATGTTATCGGGGAGAATTAAATCATGATACAGTATTTTAGAGATCTAACAGTGCTTCTAGTTGTCCTAATCTCAGTAACTGTATTAGCTGAAACACGTAAGAAAGTAGTTATTATTGATTCTGGGATGCCGGAAACGTCGCAAGTATTGCCATACTTATGCTCGTCTGGTCATGCAGATTTCACTAAGACAAAGCTAGAGGATTATCACGGGCACGGTACTAACGTAGCCGGGCTAATAGCTAAGGGCCTTAATCCTAAGACACACTGTATGATTATTCTAAAATTCTACCATACGAAGGAGTTTCCTGGTGGGGCTCAGGTATCCGCCTCAGATAGTTACCTAAGAGCTTTAGATTACGCTAAAACTCTAAAGCCGCATATTATTAATCTGAGTCTTGCGGGACCTTACTTTATTCCTAAAGAAGCCGAGCTTATATCTAGTTTATTAAAAAGTGGTACCACAATCGTAACCGCTGCAGGTAATCTAAGGCTAGACTTGTCACAAAGTTGTAACGCATTTCCTGCATGTTACGAGTTTGGTATACCTGGTTTTTATGTGGTCGCGAGTCCGTCTATACTCAGCAATAAAAATGGTCCGGTAACTCATATTAGGGACGGTAATTATCAATGCGGCTTTAACGTATGTCTAAATGGAACTAGTCAGGCTGCGGCAAATTTTACCGCAGAACTCCTTACAGGCGAATAACATGAAGTGTACCAGTTCTAGATGTAATAATAAAAGACATCTTATTAAAGGCCTATGTAGATCCTGTTACGGTAAAAAATGGCGTAGAAAGAATGGACAACGTAATGAGGATTATAGAAGAACGGCCGATAACTTAATATACAGAATTCATAGCCGAATGCGCGATAGGGTACTGGGCAAATATTGCTCAACTCCTAAACTATTTAAAGGTCTTGCCGTTGTAGCGTTTCCTAAATTTAAAGCGTGGGCAAAATCAGATCCGCAATTCTTAAAACTATTCAACGAGTATATAGGCAGTAATAGGAATATCAAGCTCGCACCCGTGGCCTATAGACTTAACCCAGATTTAGGCTATACTATAGGTAACATGGAATGGGTAACTTTTTCAGAATCTAGTAGAAGAGCTATCACAGCTAGAAGGAGATTTAGTAAATGAAGCGATACGTAATTGCGTCGGCGGTGCCGGGCTGCGCAGCTCATGATGGATTTTTATCCGCTATTAAAAATTACTGTGCTAGAAATAAGGCAAAGCTCCTTATCCTGCCCACGCCTCCGCTGGCTAAAAAGGACACGCTAGATCCAAAGCTTAAGACCTACGGTACTGTAGTAACAGAGGACTTGTCGCTAAACTCAAAATTAATGCTGTCTACTATCCCCGTAGGAGCTGAACAGCCAGATCCTATATCAGGGTTAGAACGATTATCTGGAATCGACACTAGCGTAATATACTCGTCCCCTAAGCAAAGATTAAAGTCCGTGGCATCTCCTAGCAACGAACTTCCTAGAGTACTAATGACTCCTGGAGCGGTAACGCGGCCTCACAAAAAACGCTCTAAAAGATCTTTAATCGCAAATTTAGATCACGTAATCGGAGCTATAATTGTAGAGGTAAAGGGATCATCGCTATATCATTTTAGACAAGTACAGGCTAGTAGAGACGGTAGTTTCATAGACTTAGCTAAAACTTATACGCCTGATGGTAAAGTACTCGAGGCTAATGTGGCAGCTTTAATTCCTGGGGACTGGCACACCGGATACACCGATCCTAAAGTTAAACGCATAGTCAAAGAGATTATGCACAGGTTTAAGCCTGATTATCTCTTTATGCACGATTTATTTGACGGTATTTCTGTAAACCATCATATAGAGCATAAGCTTCTTATGAAGGCATTACTAGGCTCCCAGAATAGCTTGGCCTCTGAGTTACATAATACTGCTATCGAGCTGGCTGAGTTAGAGAAATTACCTAAGAAAAAACTCGTAGTAGTTAAGAGTAATCACGATGAATTTTTGGATAGATGGTTAGAGGCAGGTAATTATTTAGAGGACTCGCAAAATCACGTGCTCGGTCTGGAGCTAGCTTTAGCTAAAGCTAGGGGTAGCGACCCTCTCGAATACGGGGTGGCTAAGTACCAGAGGCTAAAGAAGACTAAATTTCTCAGCTCAGAGGAATCCTTTAAGATTACTAAGAAACAGATAGAGTGCGGCATGCACGGTCACTTAGGATCTAATGGCGCTAGAGGGTCTACTATATCCCTAGAAAAGGCCTACTTACTTTCAGTAAGCGGGCATACGCATTCCCCAGAAATTCAGCGAGGCGCTTGGGTAGTAGGTACCAGTTCCTACCTTAAGCTTAATTATAATAAAGGTCCAAGTTCGTGGATGCATACTATGTGCCTAGTGTATGAGAATGGCTCTAGGCAATTAATTAACGTTATTAAAGGCGAGTGGCGTGGTTAGACTTTTAGCCCATTTTTAGGTAAACTAATATTATGGCCAAAAGAAAACCAAAGACCTCTATTAAGTTACAGGTAAACGAAGAAATGTGGACGTGTCAGTTGTGGCCAGCTAAGGTCTATGAAAAACTACACGGTAACGATAGTAACGCAATTACTGATATTGAAGAATGTACCATAGACTTTAGGGACGACGCAGTCACTTTGGCAATATGCGGCCACGAGCTTATGCACGCCTACTTTAAAAACCTACACTTAGATTCTGTAGTTCAGCCTAAAATAGAAGACGTAGAAGAGATTATAGCTTCGTGGATCGGAGCTAACTTTGTAAAATTTTACCACAAGGCTAATCTTATTTACTCGGCGCTTGAGCCATATAAGCTGGAGGCAAAATGACTATTATAGGTTTAATCGGAAAAAAAGGCTCAGGTAAAACTACGGCGGCTAGACTGCTCACTAATAAGGGCTATAAACCTTTGGCCTTTGCGGACGCCATAAAGCAAGCTGCGGCTGACGTATTCGACATTAGCTTAGACATACTCCACGATCCCGCGACAAAGGAAACAGCTAATGTACCTGTAAACCTCTCTAATACTGCTTTAAAGGCTTACCTTTGGGCGCTAAGTGATCGGTATATGCAAATACACCCCTCTGTAATTGAAGAGGCTGTGGGGCTTTATAACGGCCCTAAAAACACGTCTACTCCACGCCAGTTACTTCAAGTGTTAGGCTCTGAACTAGTCCGAGATTGCGTTGACCAAGACTATTGGCTAAAGGCCATAGCTTCCCAAATACAGTTCGACGGTAAATACGCAATCCACGACGTGCGCTTTCAGAATGAGGCCGACTATATTGTAAACAAGCTGGGCGGTAAGCTAATGATGATAAAACGCCCAGGGCTAGTAAATTCCGACTCGCACGCTTCTGAACAATTCGAACCTAAGGCTGTAGATATTACAATCATAAACAATTCAACTCTACTTCAATTTGAAGCAGATGTAATAGCCGCTATTTCTAAATTAACCGATGGGCAAGCGACCTAAAACTCGTAGCGAGCTAGAACACTTACGCGGAGTTATTAGATCTCTAGAGGCCGAGAATAGACAACTCCGTAAGCAGCTAGCCCGCTCAGATAAAGAACTACAAAAAGCAGTAGATATGGCGTCTACCGTTCTAGACGATATCACATATCATGATATGCAATACTCTTCCGAACCTAAGTGTCCTAAGTGTGCGAATAAACTAAAGCACGTTGACTTAGGTACTAGAACTTTGGTATTATGCAGTAATACCGAGTGTACATATAGGAAGACTAATAAGCATGGCCAAACGAAAACAAACTAAAAAGAAGTCTAATGCCGTTCTCGCTAAGACTAATATTAAGTTCCCCATTACATATACCGAAGGTAAGCACGGGTTTCTATTAGTAGACCCTAGCTCCAGCCACTTAGCGTGGGTTTTAGTCCAATTAGATCTAGACGCTAAAGAAATGTACGTAGTAGCTACAGGCATGCTGTGGACTAAGGATTCCTGGTCTAAGGCTCAGCGCTATCGTTATATGCTAAAGGCCGCCGGCATTCTATTAGACGGCACCGATCACATAATTCCTCACGTAGTTGTTACAGAGTCATTCTTTATGAATCCTAAGCTGCCAATGGGTTCCGCTGTAGTTCCGACTATCAACGCTCTTATAAGCATGGCCGCCGATGAAAAAGAGGTAATCTATCAAGAACTAGGCCCGTCAGCCTGGCGAGCTATATTAGGCATTAAAAGCGTTACAGTAGGCTCTAAACGAGACTATAAGATTCCTACTGCTAATTACGTTAAGAAGTTTATATCAGTGCCGGAAAATATCAAAAGCAATATTAATTTAAAAGAGAGACAGCTTCCACATGATATAACTGACGCTCTGGCTATAGCTCTAGCAGTAGCTAAGCATCACGGGGTCTATAAGATCGAAGTAGCTAATACGGCATTTACGCCGTTTACAGTTTTAGAAAAACTTAGTAAATTAGGGGAGACTATTTAATGTCATTTTTAAAGAAATCGTGGAAAGTAATTGTAACTATTCTTAGCGCTATCCTGGGACTAATCTTGCTCAGACAATACTTTACTAGGGGTTTACTGGCTAAGCTCGGGTTAGTCAAGACGGGGCAGGATTCTGCGGTAATCGATGCTAAGATCGGTGGGCTTAAAGATAATGAGGCTGGACTGCAGTCTGAGGCTGATAAGCTTAGGGAAGCTGGCAATAAGCCGGCAGAAGATCTTAGCTCTAAGGAAGTAGAAGACTTCTGGAATAAGAAGAAATAACTATGTCTTATAGTACATTCAAATCTAAGCTTAATATGTCCTATAGGTTATTAGCGTTCGTGGCCGCGATTGCTATTGCGGCGCCGACTACGGCCCAGGTCCAGTTCGTAGAAAAAGGTCAGGCGGCCCCCTTCACCGGCTACTTATTTAGCCCAGATAAAGAAAAAGAAGCTCGTCAAGATTCCGAATCCCTCCGCTACTACAAGACCTTAGATGAGACTAATATCAAACTCATGGCCCTTAAAGATCGGGAAATGGAGCTTATTAGGGAGCAGTCTAAAATGTGGCAGGAGCAGTCTTCTGAACTATCTAAGCAGCTTCAACAATCCAAAGACTCTAATTTCTGGAAGACTACCCTGTATTTTGGCTTAGGTGCCTTATTGACTACTGCCCTAGCGTTTGGGGTTAATCAAGCTACTAAATAATATGGGCAAGCACAAGAAGACTATAGCTGAGCTTATAGAGGTCGCTAGACAGCCTATAAGCCTCGCCATTGAGACTTCTGTAGACCTAGGGCCCCTACTAGCCGCCGCGCTGTCGGACGGCCCTATAAACGATTCTGAGCTGTCTTATGAGGAGCGCCAAGTCAAGGCCTTTATCTACGATAATGACATTGTAGAGGGTACTCGCGCCGTTCCGCTCAGGCTTATTTATCAGATATACGCTAGTAAAGCTAAAGACCCTATTCCAATGAGAAAGTTCTTTAAATTGTTTAGAAATTACTTTACAAGCAAGGTATCAGGTGCTATAATATTTACATACTTAGACCCCACGACGGTTGGTCTACCAAGTACATACAGTATGTACATGGATACGAGATTTTTCAGGAAGAAAAGCAATGGCAAAAAAAGCGGCTCCAACAAAGCAAAAACGAAAACTAAAGCTAAAGTCCAAGACTAAGCTAGATACTGATAAACAAGTCATTCCTCGTCACAGAGAAAAATACGCCGCACTCAACTTTAAGCGGCAGGTAAAGACTAGACTAGACCAGTTAGAAACTGACTATATTGATAAGCTTAGCGATAAAGATAAGGCGTGGCTTAATGCTTTTCTCGAAGAGACAGTAATCACTAATTTCCAGCACAAAGGTAAAAAATTCTACAAGAGTAAGAAAGCTAAACGAGAGCTGTGGGGCACGAATAACGCTAGAAATAGATGTATGTTTACCAAAGCTAAGGCTATGAATGCTATTGTAAATACCGAAAATCCCCAGGCTCTGGCGTCCATCTTAGATTCTGAATATATGAGCACTATGCATCCAGGGGAATACGAGGATGCTGTTTTAGAAGCTATTATGATTAAGCGTAATTTAGAAGAGGACGATACCTAATTGTCTAAGCGCCAGCAGTAATCCTATACTTGCTGATATGCCAGCGAATACCCACATAATACCTTTAACTCCATACGACACCATGTCCACGTGTTTTTTAATAGGCCCCAGTTCTTTATAGAATCTGCCTTCAATTTTAGATACGTGCGTCTCAAGAGTGGTACTGCGTCTGTGATGCTCTTCCATAATGGTAGTATTACGGACAAGGACTTGCTCAACTTTATCTAGCCGCTCATCGATCTTATCTAGCTTAGCATTAATCCTATTGAATTTATCGTCCATAAATCACCTATTACTTGTCAGAATTATCCTTATCAAATTGGTCAAAAGGTATAGCGTCCATATTATCAAACGAAGTGACGTCTGATGACTCTAAATCTCCCGCCTCTAATGCTCTTGCATATTCTGACTTTAGACCAGGATCTTGGCTAAGCATGAATAGGGCAGCATTCCGGCTGATGTTAGTTGGGCCAATTGCGGACTTAGCTAGGGCGCCTAAGCCTTTATAGCCTTTTCTAATAAGTTCCTCAGACTTAGCCATTAACTGTTCGTCAGGTAAATCGGAGAATGTCTTAGCGGCCGACTTAACGATGCCTGCGGGCGTCTTTACTGCGATGTCCTCGGCTTTTTGTGCTAATCCGCCTAGGGTATATGGAATACCAGAAATACCGCCGCCCTCTGACTGAGCCAATTTCATTACGGTTCCAGTAACCCCTCCAGATGCAAAATTAGTATCCGGCTCTGCTGTCAAGTTTAGCATTTTACCTAGTTTGCCGGCACGCTCAATTTTAGGCGTCTTCTCAGTCGTAAGACCAGGAGCTAGAAATTCTGCCGCTGCTTGTAAATCTTTTCCTTGTTCTGTAGAACGGAGGCCCATATTAGTAGGGTCTGCCGTACCTATAGCCGCCTCTATCCCTCTGAACTCTCGTCCAGGCACAGAGGAAGACGCATCTAAGAACTTATTGCGTATAGCCTCTGCTTGCTTAAAGGCTTTTCCTGAAGCTTCGCTTTCAGCCAAAACTCGTTGTGCAGTAGGTTGGTCAGAAACTGACTTTAATAGCGCTTCAACGTTTACGCGCTCTGTTTGCGCTCCTGAGCGAGTCTGGTCTGACAAATTAGCGAGCCAGTCAGTGAATTGAGGACTAACTACCGACTCAGTTAATTCAGTATCTTTAGCGGTCCTACCTAGCTGTGCCTGTTTAGCGTAAAGTTTTCGACTTTCTAGGAACTGCTTAGCTGTGCTTTCGTTCAGCATGGCACCCTCAACTTCAGCCAACATCTTTTTAAATCCAAGCTGTGTAGCCGGGTCGCTAGTCATTTGAACTTTGTCTGACAGTGCCTTATGTATTTTGTATAAGTCTTTAATAGGAGCTTCAGTTCTAGTGACGGCAGGTATAGTAAGCTCATCAGTACGACTCACCGTCTCTGTTGTTCCAGCAGGGCCTTCTGTAAGTCCTTGGGCAGTCTGTCCTTGTTTAGACTGCATAGCCTTAGTATCGTCCAAGAGCTTCTGCAAGTCTTCAGAACTTACGTCCACGTCCTTACTTCGTAAGGTAGTTTTAGTAGTGTCTACTGGAAGGCCAGTCTCTGGATCTAGTTTTCTAGTTAGCGCCTCAGTCCTAGTTAGTTTCGCCTCAGGCTTGACTATAGAAAGATCATCTACCATTTTCATGACTTTAGCTGCAATTGGTGCTTCGTCTGGAGACATATCAAATTTTTCTGCTATTTTACGAACTTTGTCCGCTAGCTTAGAAATATCTGTCGGACTGTCGGACGCTGCCATTTGACGAACAATGGTATCTATTTCTTTAGCGCTTTTAGACTTAGCTGCTGAAGTTAATTCTAAGATTTCATTTGCAGATTTCATCAGGCCTGCGTATGCTTGCTGCTTCTTAGCTGCAGCGGCTGCGGTTAAGGGTTCGCCAATTTCTCGCGCTACTTGTTGAATTTCAGATAGCGCTAGTTCGCGACCTTCTCTAGAACCTGGCATAAGTCCGGTAGTCTTTGTAAATTCTTTACCAAACTTAGCGCTCTGAGCTGGACTAGTCTTAGACAGTAGATTCAATAATGCGGGCGTAGTCTGTAACGGGACGTTAGCTAATTGAGGAAGGATATGGGCAGGGGAAGATAAAGCTTCGCTTACGGCATCTAACTTATCTCCTTCTGTCCTACCGGCAGCAGACAGGGCTGTAGCCGTCGCAATGTCGCCGGACGAGCCTAGCAATCTACCAAAGTATCCCAGGTCCTTAGTCTTAGCTGCAGCCTGTACTGCTTTAGTGGCGGGGGCGTAGGCTAGTTGCGCTGCTTTGGATAGCATTGGTAATCTTGAGAGGGCTGCTGGCGCGGCACCTACTGGCGATATTGCCATGGGGGCGACTGTGCCTAATATTTTACCAGCGGTGTAGGCTTTTGGGCTAGATTCATACAGCTCGTCAAAAGCTCGTCTAAAGTCCTTAGAGTCTACTCCTGGCATTAAGCCTAAAGCGTCATCCAGTAGGTCATAGGTTAAGCCTTCAGCGGCGCCTAGTCCGGCAGCGGCCCCAGTCTTGATAGCACCTCCTAATAGATCAGCAGGAGTTTCTTTTTTAGTAAGATTTTCGGCTGCTAGTTGGTTTGCAAATGCCTCCGCCTGTAGCTTCTTACCTTCTTCTACGCCGGCTTTTAGTGCCTGTGGGGAAGAGCCTAGCAACGCAGCTTGTGAATTATCTGAGCCTTCAGGCGATGACTCGCCCTGCTCTGCTAAGAAATCTTCAAAGTCAACTACGTCGTCTTTAGCCATAAGTTACTATTTACCTTTAGCTGCTTTAGCGGCAGCCTCTTCGTATTTAGTTAATTCTGTCTGTAAATTCGCCTCTTCGGCGTGCCAAGGCGGGAGAAGGCCTTTACTTAAAGCCGCCGCAGACTGCGCATTAGATACTGCTACTTTTCTTTTGGTTTTAGGATCAATCCATAACGTTGGTGTGTCAATTAGCCCACCAAGTATGGCGCGACCAGCAGTTTGCTCTGGTACCCCAATCCTAACTAAGTCCTCTGTATAACGATTTGTAGCTTCTTTGAGCTTATCCTGAGTTTTTCGCTGAATAACTAACGCTAGCTGTTTGGCGTACTTTTGATCGTCTGGAGACAAGTCCTTACCTTGAGTTTCAAGAATAGCCATTCTGGTAAGTCGCGCTAAGGCGCTCTGCTCGCCGCCGAATTGCTGAACGTCTTCGTTAGTAAAGCGGCCACCACTCTCAAACATCTTAAGTAGTCCGCGCTTGATAGCTCCGCCTGAGCCTGGAATATTTGCGTCTATCAAAGATAGAGCCATGTCCACGGACATCAAAGAATCCCTAGCCTCTGCCACTAGTTTATCCTTAGTGACTTGGTCACGGAAATCCATTACTTTATCTTTTTGTGCTCTATTTAAATCGTAATAATCTTTTCTAATTTGCTCATTGTAAGTTAATGGTCTGTCAGTAGGTAGATCAAGTGCAGCTTTTTGCCCTAATGGGATAGTAGTTTTGGAGCGGGGCAGGAATATCTTATTTTCGCCTGTGTCCAAATCTTTCATAAGCTGGCCCTTCTCGGCCATCTTAACGTTAGGCTCAATTGATAGTTGTCGAGTTTGGGTATTATACCAGGCAGGGTGTCCGCCCTCAACTGCGCCCATATACACGAATTTACCGTCGCCTCCGCCCAGCACGCCCTTACCAAGAACGCCCTCTAGCGCTCGCGCAGTTTCATTGCCCTTAAGCTTTAGGCCAGCTTTCTCAGCGACTGTGCGATACGTCTGGGATATTTGACTATTAGGGTCGTCTTTTTCAGCCTCTAGGCGCATATCCATGCCGTACTTATCTCGGTCCATTTTCATTTTAGTGGCATCTTGCAGCATTTTCTGCATTGTGGTAATGTCTTTTTGAGCGGCATCTATTCCGCTAACGTCGGGCTTTACATCTACTCCCTGCACTCTGCTAGCAAGTCCGCCGCCCATTTGTGCAGCTCCTCGAAGCATGGTGAGCAGCGCCATAGAATTATCAGGCTGTTCGACCGGATACAGCCTATTAAGCTCGGACGCTCGTGCGTCTCGCTTAGACTTAGCTGAAAGCTCTTCTTCCATGAGGGATGAATCTGATGAGCTGGGGAGCGCTGGTGCCTTAGGTTCGGCAGGGGCTTTATTGGCCGGCTTGGCTGCGGTATCTTCTGTAGCGTCTGGAGGTGTTGGCGTAGTTAGATTAGAAAGGTCCGCTAACATCTTAGATACTGGGGTTTCTATCTCCGGTGCCGGAGCATCTGGCTGTACAGGCGCGGGCGATGGTTGTGCCGGTGCCGTAGCAATATTTGCCAACGCCTCTTGAATAAAGCCATCTTGAGATGCGGGTGCGCTAGAAGCCAAGGGTTCAGAAGATAACGGGAACAGTGAGGACAGGGTTTCTAGATATGACGGCTTCTTTTTCATAAATCAGTCCTTATTATACTTTTTTAGTGCCGAGTAGTCCAGCGTTTTTTGCGCCTACAGCGACGGTACCGGCACCAGTCATAGTATCGATCCAGCCCTTTGAAGCCGCAGCTTCAGTCGCATCTTGTGCCTTGCCTGCAGTAGTAGCCATTCCATGCCTAGCTAACAGGCCCTGGTTCTTATCAGCAGCCGCGGCCAACCTTTGATTACGCTGATCTTGTGCGTATGTATTACGTAGATCTACGTTTTTATTGCTAAGATCCCTGGCGTACTGAAGGTCGTACTGTTGTGCCTGATTACTGCGATCAACGTTACGCTGCTGTACGTCTTGTCTAGTTTGTACGTTAAACCTAGACAGCGCATCGCGCCTATCTGCTAATCCAATATCTCGCCCATATTCATCTTGCTGCATATTACGGGCTAAATTAAATTTATCTTGAATAAGCTGCCCTTGTCTGCGGTTAGCTTCTGCGGCAATATTAAGTTGCTGCTGAGCTTGCATATCTTGCGCGCCTTGAGCTGCCTGCAACTGCATGGCCAACTCTTGTCCAGCTCCTGACATACCTTGCTGAGCCATACGGGCCATAATTGCTTCGCGATTGCCTTGAGCATCCCTAGCGGCATCTCGCTGAGCTTGGAGCATTCTAGCCTCGTCTTCCAAGTCAAAACCTCCACCTTGAAGTTTAAGTTCGAGACGAGCTAGAGCATCACGCTGAGCCTGTTGATACGCCGGGTCTAACGATATTTGCTCCGCTGCTGAGGCTTCTTGAAGTATGGCGGCTTCCATTTCTGGGCTAAATTGTCCGACGCTTTGATAATACTCCAGAGCATATTGACGTTGTTCGGGGGTTGCTATCTCCCAGTTATTTTTAATGTCGTCAGCGGCTTCTCTAGCAGCCTTTGCTTCAGCAGATTCCCCGCCGCTAATTAGCCCACCTAATCCTCCGATAATCCCGCCAATTGCCGTGCCCCATCCGGGTAAAATAGCTGTTCCGGCAGCCGCTCCGCTAGCTGCTCCGCCTAATGCTGTACCTAGTTTATTTACCATAGTGTTTCCCTTTTATTTATACTGAGCTAAAACCTTACGTAATGCGTCGCTAGCAGCGTTTCTAACAATGCCCGCATATTTCGCGTCAGATGCATATCCTAAGTCCTTACGCATAGACTGCTTATGAAGCGCATCGTAAGCAGATTCCATAGAATTACCTATTCGGCGCCCTCGCAAAAGCGGCTCAAGTTGACGCGCTATGTCCTGATGTACTGCTGCAATTTTATTAGCGTCCACCGCAGCGTTTGATAACGATTGAGCTGTTTGTCCAGCTCGGAACTGCGTAGTACCTTGTACGGCATCAGCTAATTTAGCATACACGGCAGCCTTAATTGGATCAAGTTGTGAGATTGTGCCAAAATCTCCAGATGAAAGTTGTTGGGCGAATGCATTCTGTGGTAGCACCCCCATATTCCTAAGCATATCATCAGACGCTGTGAATCCTAGGTACGCCGAAGTATCGCCGGAAAATCCACTCCAAAGTGGCGGCAGCTCGCCCTTTTTCTGTTCTGGTGCCTGGCGACTCAGGTCAAAGTTGAAATTCTTCATGGCCGCTCTGGCAGCATCCGCGTCCTGTTTAATAACTCTGTTAGCCTCTTCTTGTGCACGTTGTTTAGCAGTAGCCTCTGCCTGAGTCAGAACTTTACCAACTTGCGCTCCAGTATCAGTCTTTAACTGTCCAATATCCCCCTGAACTCCAGCTATGTCTGCTGCTGCTTGCTGTCTGGCCATGGCAGCTTGTTTTTGAAATTCTGGAGCTTGTCGCCTAATGTCTGATAGTTCTCGAGTTTGTTGACCAAGCAACAGATTGTCTAAAGATGTTTGGCCGGATGTGTAGGTAGGATTCTGTCTTCCGAAGAATCTTTGGAGTAGCGCGGCGCGCCCTGGGTCTGATTTAGCGGCTTGCCCTATTTGTGATAGGTTCTGAGCCTGAGCCGCGATTTTATCCTGACTACCCAGTTGGTCAGGACCAGCATACTGCATGTTATATGCAGTTGAAATATCCGCAATAGATTGTTCAGCTTTTGCTTGATCTGGAGAATACGAGTTCTGGCTTAGCGCTGTAATAGCATCGGTAACTTTATCCTTAGACGCATCAACTTGATCACGAACGACGCCTAATTGTCCGCCTAGTGTATTTTGCGCCTGGGATAAAGTGCTAGCTGCTTTTTGCTTCTCTTCTTGAGTCTTGCCCTTAACCATTTGGCCTAGTTGATTGCCTTGATTAGCTTTAATAAAATTTCTTACGTTAGTGAAACTTCCAGAACTAGAAGGTCCTTGGGGGGCCGCTTGACCCGCTTGAGGAGCTTGACCGCCACCCTGACCTGCCATAGAAGATTGGCCTGAAGATGTTGCAAAAGTAGATTGTTCACCTTGAGCGTCAACTGCTTGATCCTTTGCTTTATCTTGATTTTGTTTAAGAATTGTGGCCATACTTCCCTATTAATAATTTGTTTAATGCTATGTGAAACAGTAAATACGTAATGAATACCGCGATCCTGCAGTTAAGTTGGTGATATTAGTTACTTTTATATTAGCACCGGCGGATTCAAATGTAAAGAAGGGCTGGCCAGTGGGCTGAGTACCTTGTCCAATCAGCTCAGCGGCTATACAAACGATGCCGCGACACGGGCCCTTTAAAGTACTTCTAAAAAACAATGGGGAGGCATTTGTAGGTAGCGTACTAACGTCCAGAACAGTCTCCTGTGCCGAAAGATTATCGGCAACAGAAAGATTATTGTTCATGGCGTTAGATAAACTATCAATCGCGTCATTAATCGGTAATAGCAGCTTATCAGTCAAATCTGAATATTGCGAAGGCAAATCTTCAGACAAGATTCGCTTAAGTTTTATTCGCGCCATTATCTGTTAATCCTTGGGCTGCTTACTTCAACTACTAATGATATGCCCTCTAACTGCCACTCTTCTCGAGCGACTTTATGCTTGAACTGACAATTGAGCAAACTACATCGCTGCTTACCTAATGGTATGTATGTTCTAAATCCGCGCTGCCTAGAGTCTCCGCCCCAGGGCACTCCGCCCCACGGGAAGTAGCCCCAGTTACCTAGGCCCGGCCCTAATAACTGTATTTCTTCAAATCCAGACTGTAAGTCACTACTAAAGGCCAGCACTGGCGTAGTGATCCTAGACTTCTTAAAACGCGCTGTAGCCTCTCTAAATTGCTTTATTTCACCTTCATTGCCCGCATCCTCAGGCGCCCATGTGATCTTGCACTGGTAAGCCTTATAGAGCGTTATAGGGCCTGTTATAAGGTCGTATACAGTCTCTACAGTTACGGTAGATCTAGCCGCGTTCACTGCTACCACTTTAGCCTCGACCTCATAATCATATGATCCGTAGTCTAGTTCCATAGTGTGACTAACGGTCTGTACCAGAATATCGCCTATAGCTACATTAGCTACGCTAGACAACGTGGCGATAGAATTAGTAGCATCATATGATACTATCGACAGTGCGTATTCTCGGTCAGCATAGTCTGATCTAGTAAATGATTTACGCTCTTGCTCTATTGCGTTAATATCAGAAGCGCCTAGGTAAAGCTTGTCATCATTGGAATTTACTATGGCGCAGGTCTTAGATTGTATCCAATTAGTCCACGCTTGTGTGACATTATTATATACCCACGCTCTTTGCGATACTGTATCATTTGAGTCTTCCGGTAACCACAGGATATATTTACGGTCAGTTTGGTAAAACACGGCGAAGGCTGTAGATGGTATATTTGCGTTGGGAGCTAGCTTTAATAGTTGATCCTCTACTGGTCTGGATATGACTAATACGCCATTATCTGATATGGTGCACACGCCTTGGTTAGAAAATGCGTAGATTTGGTTATTACCGATTGCGACGGTGTCTGGGCCTCGCACTTGTGCGGACAAGTCGAAAGCGTCCACAATAAGGCTAGAAGTAGTCTCGCCACTGATTCTGTACACGCCGTCTGCTTTAAGTACAAAAAGACTGTCGCGCAGAGCAACGATTCTAAGTATGTCTTTATCACCACTACCTACGTTAAAGAAGTTTAGGGTAGGTACGGCCTCATAAATATTCTGCTTAGAGTAGTAGATTCGGTTCTTAGTTACCTCATTATCTGATACTACCGCTAGTGCTGCTTTTTTAAAGAATCCACGAGCAGTGCTTCCGCTTGTAGTAGTATTCACTGCAACAGTAAACGTATTAGATGATCGTGCTGTAATAGTCCTAAGGCCATCGCACAGCTCATCGGTATCAGTGTCCACTAAGTACACCTGATCGCCTACCTGTAGGCCATGCGCCGTAGTGGTAGTGATTACTGCTGAGGTAGCCGAGCTTATTGATGTAATGGGATTATTCTCTGGCGCTACACTAGGGCTGAAATTAGTGCTACCTACTGTAACGCTGTTAGACATTACGTAAAACGCACTAGAACTTATGGAGCGAGCCTCTAATAGTAATTTACCTGGAATATCGTCCACGCCGGAAATATAGTAAGCGTATATCGCGGTATTATCTGCGTATCTGTTTATAGTCCTGACTAAGTTACGCGCAGTTGTGTCCACATTTTGAGCAGGAGTGCCAGAAGTCTGAACTTCTATTTCATTTCCGTTAGCCGGAGTACCGGATACAAAGTCATACCTAGTATTGCCCACCCACAAGGAAGTTCCCACTAATCCAGAAACTCCCGTTAATGATAAGAGTCGCTTGTGGCGAGTCTTAGTATTAGCATAGAATGCAATGTTTTTATAAATAGCGACATCTTTGGCAAAAGGGGGTTGCTCGTTAGCCTGCAGTATTCCCTCTTGTCTAGGGTTAGTGTAGAGGTCTGCTCCTCTAAAGCCGTCTGGCGTCTCGTCTGTCACTTCGATAATACCGTCTAGTATTTGCTGGGCTGTAGGGTTACTTTCGAATACTAGGCCCATATCGTCGCCAGGATTGATATTAAGACCTGATGAAGCCTGGGTTCTGTATATCTGATAGAAGTAGTTAGTTGTAATGCCTTCGGGTACTGTAAAGGTTAGTGTAACGTTCTTACCTTGAATGGCGTTGGTGAAGTTCGCCGCTAACTGGGCTTGACCAATATAGTCCGCAGTACCTGATACTGTTATATCAGCGGCTACGGTAATGTCGAATGTAGTGGCGGTTACGTTAGATATAGTGTAAGTGCCGTCTATGCTAGGAGTAGTGGTTGATCCTGTTATCTCCACGGAAGCGCCATTGGCCATTAGGTGCGTATCGTTAGTAGTGACTGATATGGCGCCGGCTAGGCCAGTAGGAATAGTTAAAGTACCTTGAGCTGAAATATGTGCGTTAGGCTCGGCTATTAAAGCATCTACTACTTCGTCAAAGAAAGCTTGCTGCTCAATGAAGGCTTCCTCATTATCCACCTCAGGTGCAGGATAGTACTGAGCAATGCCGCTAGTCCACGAGCCCACGTCTACCCCTGTAGCTGCTACTGTAATAGCCTGATCTATTTTAATAGTGAAGTTAGTTGCTGTACGAGCAGTAATATCGTATGTACCGTCGATAGATGGAAAGCTGGTTGTATTGGCTAAGGTAACAGAATCGCCTACTGATAGCGTGTTATTGGCAGTGATAATTACGGAAGAGCCAGCGGTGCCTGTAGGAATATTCGTGATTACGCCTGTGCTACCATAAACTGCGGGGTCCGGATTAGAGTGGCCAATATCGGCCTCTAATTTAAAGCATAGCTCTTTAAGCGCTGCGTTTAGTTCTACAGCACTAGCGGTAGTTCCTATGGCAAGCGTGTTGTAATCCGTATCAGTAAGAGTGCCGGTATTTATTGCGGCAGCGTCGTCTAATTTATCCAAAAGAGCGTTGAAGTCTGGGATGGCTAGGCTACTCGCGGATAAGCCTATTGTAGAGCTTGTGCTAGGCGCCCCTAATATTAAGTTTTGATTAGAGTCTTTATAGCCCCATACTACGCGATAAGCTACTTGTGAATTCTGCGGCATTATAGGCGAAGTTGCTGCATCTACTAATTCTAGGTCCGTATCCAGAGCTTTAGGGGCTCCAATTTCAGACACGTATCCAGATACGCGGTCCAACTTTTTCATGCCAGTATCTGACGTGAAATAAAAGTTACTATTTACAGCTTCCACTCCACGGATCTTATTAGACGAGTCTATCTGATTAATGTGGTAAGTCTTGGCTTCAAGGACAGGGCCTGGAATAGTTGCGGAGCCTGATGGCGTCCCAGTCATGGTATAGGTAAATGTAGTGGAGTTACTTACAGTAACGGTAAAAGTACCGTTATATTCGTCTTTATCGGCACCAGAAATTACTACGGAGTCTCCGGTAACTAGTTTATGTGGCTTAAAAGAAACATAAGTAGCAGTAGTTCCAGAGTTTGTAAGTGAGTTAGCATATACCCACATTTGCTCTTTATATATAGTAAACGTGCCTGGACTAGCTACTAAGTCGTACGACAATAAGTCAGAATGGTGTCTTAAGATCGTGTCCTTATAGTCCAGCATCTGCTTAGCGGTGCCGCCACTAAACTCCACGCCGTATACCTTAAAACCACGCCGAGACTCTAGTACGTCGTCACTGTCGATAATTACGTTCTCAGCTTCAACAAGCGCGCCCTCTGGAACTGATCCAATGGAGTTGGGGTCGGTATACAGGCCCGCAATCTTAAGTAGGGTACGGACAGCCACGATTAATACCTCCGCAAGCGTCGATTAAATGAATTACCTATAAATGTGTTAGGGTTTTTAACTTTACGTCCAGGAGCTTCTACTCTGCTGTCTATAACACTCAAGAGCTTTACTTCCATTTCCTGGAGTTTAGCATTAGCGTTAGCTAATCCTTGAGTATCGCCAATAGCTTCAAGTACGCGACAAGCTACTGCCTGCGCCACCATTACTTGTAGTTCTGATGGCACTTGAGGGATAACAGTCTCGCCGGCTGTGCAAACAAAGTCGCCTACGATTAGTTCAGAAGGAACGTCAACAGTGTTGATTGTAATAGTTCGGCTAGCGGCGCTTACAGCCTGAACTGTAATATCATAGCCTTTTGTCTTGTGGTTGGATTTAGCTTGTATAAAGTCTACTTCTGAGCCTGTAGTGAAGTTAGTAGGCATAGTTGTGCTAATTACTATGTCCGTTAGAGTGGTATTGCCAACTCTCTCTGTTATGGAAGTAATCTGGCCGCCGCGACTCATTGGCACTACCTTATTAGGTTTCATGTAATACTTCATCACTAGGGACGACGTTACCGTTCCCTGAATAGGCGGCAGAATGACTAGTTCATCCGACTGAAGATAGAACCCAGCTTCTTGAAATGAGAAGGATGTAGCTTGATAGTCTGGTAGGAACTCCATGCCTATTTGTGCAAGCGGTCTAGATGTTCCGTCAGATGTGAGTAAATAAACGTAGCGCACTTTACCGCCAATAGCGCGGTACGGTATCTTATAATTAGACTGATTAGCAACGAGGGGGACTGTCTCGGTAGTAACGTAGAATTCTTCTCTAACTGATAAGATAGAAGGGACGATTTTAAGGTCGATTTCTTCTGTAGCGAAGTTTAATAAATCAGCATCAGTAAACGAAATCTGGGCAAGTGGAACTGCCGCCCTCAATTTAATGGAGGCTAGTAGTTCACTCGAGTCCATATATAGCTTTGACATGTTAGCTCCTTTTTCAGCTAACTAGCTTAAGCTTTAAGTTTCTTGGCCTTGAGAGCAGCTAATTTAGCTTCTAATTCTGCAATTTCGTCAGATTCGTCAGACATTTCTTCAGATGACTCTTCAGCAAGTTCTTCCATATCATCTGAATCTTCAGACTCTTTAGAGTCTAAGGGCATATCTTCTAAGATGTCTTCAGCTTTTTCTAAGCCCTTTTTAAGACCTTCAGAATCTTTAGCAGCTACGGTAACTTTCTTCATACCGTCGAGCTCCATGTCGTCTTCGCCCATACCTTCGTGGATAAGGCCCATAGCCATTTTACGAAGACTCTTGAGCAAATCAAGCTTAGCTTTTTTGTCCATTGACATCTCTTCTTTTTGTTTCTTTTCCATGTGTTAACTAATCCCCTATACTACTAATTTGTTTCTTACTTCGTCACTAGCCAAGCGGCTAAAGCGACGTATTTAATAATTCCAAGCACTACCATAGCTTTTACCCATACCGGAATGTGCTTAACTTCCTTAATTACTGGTATTTTAATGATTTTTTCAACTTCTTTAACTACTTCAACTTCCCTAATCACTTCGACAGGAACCTCTACTGTACGCACTACTTCTTTTACAACTTCCTTTACAACCTCTTTTACAACTTCCTTAATTACAGGAACTTCTTCTTTACGTTCAACAATCACTTCCTTGATCACAGGTACTTCTACTATAACTTCCTTAATTACTTCGATAGGACGCTCTATAATCTCTTTTACGACGACTTCTCTATCCAAAGGCGCATTGCTCATGTCTTCCACTAAAGTTTCAATAGCGGGGCTTATAGCGCGTTTAACGGGCTGTGTGGGGCCCTTTTTGTTAAGGTATAGTCGTCCCATTGTAGGTTAGCTCCTAGCCAATAAATGAAGTGTGGCAGTACCTACTGTAATTGAATTAGCGCCAGAAAGCACTACTCTAACTCGTCGAGCCAGGTCAGTGACTTTAGCGGATTTTAGATTTGCGGTCCCCGTAATAGCTAGTGTAGTTCCGCTAGGAATCCACACGTTGCCCGAGTCTTCGGGACTTATTTCAATGGATACTGTAGCTGAGCCTGTTATGCCTGCGCCTACGTCTACTAGGAGCTGCATCTCTTGTCGACCCGAAACGTCTAAAGCCGCTACTAAAGTTCCCGTAGATGCGCTATCGATTGAGCCTTCTTCTGAAACTAAGCTTTTTTCTGCAGCTACGCTATCGCCGTCAGCCGCGCTAAGCTCAATAGCTATTCCGGAGGTGTCGGCTAGAATAATCCGAACTGCATCGTCATTAGCGTCGATAGTACGCTTCTGAGCTTGTTGCAAGTCGAGAGATGTTAGGTTTGGGTTTAATGCCATGTTACTGACCTTCCTTGTTTTTAGCGTCTAAACTAGCGTTATCTTTATTGCCACTAATCCTTCGGCCTAGATACGCGCCAAGCGTTATTATAACCAAATAATTAGCATTATTCAAGTCTACGTCTCCGATAAGATTAGTTACTTTTCCAATTTGACCAAGCAAGGCTGTAGTAAAGCTAATAACCGCCATAGTGCCTGTTACAGTGGGCGCGCCATTAATGCGTAATAGTGGCAGAGGGACGCCCTGCTCGTTCATCTTCTGTATTAATAGCTTTAGCTTTTGCATTATAGTAATCCTTATACGCTAAGTGCCCACGCTCTAAATTTAATCGTACAGGAAACGAACCCACTCGCATTGCCGGAGGTGTACTGTACCTGACCTGCGTTAGTAATAGTTAAATCAATACCTGAGAGGTCTCCGCTAGATGTTTCAGCAAGATCCCAAGAAGCACCTTTTTGGATGCCCCTGAGTTCTTTTACTTCATATGCGTCTGTGTCGGCGTCAAGGGTGATGGTCGCCAGGGCTTTAAATCCTCGCACTACGCCGTTAGCGAAAGCTAATCCGGTAACGTTAGCTGGAGATCCTTGGTTATTAGCCGCGCTAAAGCTAGTCTCTGCGATATCGCCTGCGCTAGCTCCGGCTGCTGCGATTTCAATAGATCCAGCTCCGTTAGTGATACTAATTCCAGCACCAGCGGTCAAGGTAGCAGCAGCGGGAGAAGCTCCAGTAGAGCCTATAAGAAGTTGGCCGTCAGTAAGGGCGGCAGCTTCTGACATTACGCCAGTGCCGTCGTTAATTAATACTCTGTGCGCGTTACCGCTAGCTAGTTTAGACCTAGCGATTGCAGCAGCGGCAGCTACTTGGGTATTTGTAATACCGCTATCAGCGACTTTTAATCCGTCAACTGATTTAGAGAGCGTAGCGCCGTCTAGCTCAAGAGCTAACTGCCCGCCCACTAAGTCCAGACCCTCGCCGTCGTGGTCGATGCTAAGAGGAGAGCCAGCTCCGCCAGCAATACCGTCGCCAGCTACTGAAGCGTTTAATTTGTCTTCGTTTACTGCGCCGTCCGTAATTTGAACGTCTGTAATACCGTTATCTGCTACTTTAAGGCCGCTAGCAGACTTAGATAGCGTAGATCCGTCAAGTTCAAGAGCTAGTTGCGTAGCTGTGAACTGAAGGCCTTGACCATCGTGGTCTACGGAAATGTTAGATCCAGAGACAGTGATACCGTCTCCGCCCACAAGAGATGAGCTGGAGTTAAAGAATACAAAGTCGATATCGCTTACGCCGATAGTAGCTACAGTACCAGACTGAACGTATACTTTACCGGTATTAGCTGTACCTTCTTGAACAGCTACCATTGCACCGTTAATTTCATCGATAGGGCTAAGGCTGTCAAAGTCTGTAGCCCTAACAGGAGCGCCAGAAGCTTGAACTACATATATACCGTTCTCAGTAGCATCGGCCTGATCTTTGATAAGAACGCGGTTGCCAGTAGCCAGTACTACGCCGTCTACGGTGTCGCCGTTTTCGAAGTCGGACGCTAAAGTCAGCGGGCCGGTAGTAGCTACGCGTGCTGCAGTTTTAGGCTTAAGTCCTTCAGCTACGGAGTCTACGTAAGCTTTGGTAGCAGCGTCGGTAGACAGCGTAGGGGCACCTAGTCCAGTAACTTTATTGCCGCCCATAGCTAGATCGCCTGACATGGTGTCGCCAGCTTTAGCTACTTTATCGTCAAGTTGATCTTGGATGGCCGATGTGACGCCGCTGAGGTAGCTTAACTCAGTGCTAGTGGTAGCTGAGGCTGTAATAACGCCAGAGCCGTCTGACTCTAGCGCTCGGCTAGCGGTGACTGGGGCGAGTTTATCTAAATCAATATTAGCGCCAGCGTTAATTTCAGTATTAGTAACTGCTCCGGCTTTAATCTCTAAACCGCCAAGCTCTGTTGCTAGGATATCGCCTAAAGTTCCGGTATCTACGGCAGCGGCTTCGTTAGAAGCATTTCCAACTAAGATATGCTCTTCGTTTAGTGCGAGATCTACTTTATCGTCTAATTGATCTTGGATTGCGCTAGTTACGCCGTTAAGGTACTGAAATTCAGTGTTAGATACTGACCCATCGGCTAACTTAGCTGCGTCGATGGCCGCGCCAGATTTAATGTCGGCGTTCTCGATGTTAGTTATAGTATTCTGATCGGCATCAATAGTCTTGTTAGTTACTGACTGCGCTGTAGACTCCTTTAACACTTCTACGCTGTTTACTGTGAGTGACGAGCCTTGTACTACTAGATTACCCTTAATTCTTTGTGACATTTTTTATACCCTTTATAAAATTAAAACTAGTCCGGCAAATCGCGTGTCCGGCGTTTCTAAAACCTTAATCGATACGTCTCCAGATGAGTTTATCTGAAGCGCGTTAACTCCTACTAATTCATATACACCTGCGCCCATATCTTCATACACAAGAGCCGCGGGGTATAAGCCCTTTCCGTGCGTAGCTGCGGCAATAGTAATAGTATACTCGCCACCGCTAGCTGAGCCCCAAGAAGTAGTGGCATTAAAAGTAGAGGTATAACGTTCAGCCGGACCTCCGCCCCCACCGCCTCCGCCGGCCCCCACTAAATCAAAATTCCCTGTTATAGGGTTAAATTGGAGGCTCAAGTTATACTACCCTCTCGGCAGAGAGTAGGGTCTGCCTAGTTCCGTCAGTGTAAATAATGCGTAAAGTGTACAGTACTGCGGCGTTTTCTGAAAATTCTAAATCTGTAGTATCGTTGGGCACTGTAGTAGTTAGTATAGTTTGGGTAATTTTGCGCCCGATCTTACCAACTAGAAAGCCGCTAGTCGTAATGGACTGGTCTTCGAGATTAACCGATCCCTGTAGTACTTGTGATCCTTCTACGTTAGCTAATCCTTTAGTAGTTTTTGCCATACACTCAACCTATCCCGCCCCGTTTATTTATGCTGAAATGATTTTGTTGAGCGGAAGCGCTCAGCGGAACAGTCCCGCCTGAGTTTTGGTTAATGTAAAACTCAATGTAGTCTCCTGCGTCCATTCTCATAGTTGTACCACCATTCAAACTAACAACTATTGATGTGCCAGTTACGCCGCCGAATCTTGCAAGAGTTTTCCTATCGGGGAATGTGACAGATCCATTTTTCCTAATTTCAAGTTCAGCGCGTTCGTTTACAGCCCAACCGTTTTCAGAGGCAAATGTGACAATTGCTCGAATGTCATACAATCCAGAAATTGGAGCAGTAAATCTGTTAGTTGAAGTGTTCCATGTCCCATCATGAGTATTGTGCGCAAGAGTAGCGAATGGCAAAACCGTGTCTGTGTTGTTCGAGATGCTAGTTCCTAATGCATTTCCATAGCTCAAAGAAACAACTTCACTTGCAGCGATTTGTGCAGGCCCCGCAGACCTTTTTATAGATATTGCGCAATCAGCTCCTGAACCTCCAGTTGAAACTATTGTACTACTTCCAGAAGCTTGAGAGATCCTAACGTCTATTAAATCTCCGGCCACGCAAGGAACAATGAGAGTCCCTGAGTTAATAATACTAAACGATGAAGTAGTTGGATAACGCTGGGCATCTAAATAACCAAATTGAGTGCCGTTTTTGAAAACTCGAAGACTTGTTCCATTGTTTACTGCACCCGCTGTGACGTTCCCGAGTGTGACATATCCATTCACTTCATAATCTCCGGCAACTGGTGCCCGAAAATTCCAAGAAGCTCCGGTTGTAACCGCGCTGTGAGTGTCTTTAATCTTCACGTTGCAATCAACAACAAAGGTGTTAGCGGTAGTGAGTGTTGGCGTAGCAGTTGCGCCGCTGATTTGATATATGGCGGAAATATCTCTCGTGTCAGCGTCTTGTCCGAGAATTGCGGTTGCTCCCCAACCAGAGATAGGAACTCGGAAGTTTCCTCCGAAAATAGTGCCGTTAGCCCACGTTGTTCCTGGACTACCTGCCGTCAAAGACGATCCGCTACCAATTAAAAATACTTTATCGTTTGCAGATGCTTTTGCAATAGTTCCGCTGAAGGGCGTCGCAGATGCGGCTAAATCGCCCACAACTGTGTTTTGACCGATTTTTGTGCTGTCTGCTGTAGTACCTGCTGGAAGTGAAATTGAAACAGCCGTTCCAGAGTGCGTTCCGCCAGTCACGGTAAAGTGAACAACCAAGTCCGCCCCATCTCTCCAGTAATACGCCGTAAGAGCGGAAACTGTTCCAAGACCCTCAAATGTTGGAGAATAAGAAGTTGGTCCCGTTATTACTGCGCCATTTACGACCTTACTTGGACCTACCTGGAAGTTATCGAACTTCACGGTGTATCCAGTGTCCGCTGTCACTTGATGAATCAAAAGCCTGTAGCTTGTTGAGTTCGATGCTGCTTGAAATTCAAATCTAAGTTCTGCGGAGCCAATAACCCGCTGGATGCTATAATTACTGGGCTGAATGAGCAGCGCATTAGTCACATCGTAGATCCAGATAGCCAAGTCACCATTATCAAAGCTAGAGGGCGTATTTATTTCCATGTACACTGTGCCGGTAAGAACTTGAGCCTTCAAAGCTGAATCTACCGTAAAGTCTGTACTTACACCGTTTCCGAGAGCTCCTGGCGTATACAAAAAGCTAGCTGCGCCAACTAATGGTGAACTAGTAGATCTAGTCCAAGTGGCTGTAGGCGAGCCGCCAGTGCCGTCTACAGGGATAGCAGAGCCGTCTGCATAAGTAGTCCACCCAGTAGTTGAACTTTCCGCGTCGGGGTTCTGGATATAGTTTATGCCGCCGCCGCTGCCCGCGCCTACTTTAGACTCAGTCCCATCATCATTCTGCTGGTACAAGAATCCGTCTGATTTAGCATACAGATTGAGATACCCAGAAGCTGGCGTAGCTGGAGTAGCTAATTCAGGCAATCTTAGCGGCGATCCTTCTACAGAAACTACTCCAGTCCCGTTAGGATCTAGTAATATGTTGCCGTTAGTGTCCGTCGAGCTAAGAGTATTGCCGTCCAGGCGAAGATTGTCTACGTTTAAAAGTCCAGTTACGGTGGTAGGTGCCTGAAGATCGACGATCCCAGTACCATCTGGCAAAAGGGTAATATTCCCATTTGTATCTGTAGATGCAATTGTATTACCGTCAAAAGACAGATTGTCTACGGCAAGGGAGCCGCTAACTTCTACTGGCCCAGTAGCTGCGATAGCGCCGCCACCCGAAACAGTTAGATTTATGTTATTACCTGCAGCCGCAGATAAGTCTAATGACGAGGTAGGCGATGATACTGTATTAGCGTCAATACGCACATCGTCCACGTCTAGCTGCGTAATTCCGGAAACTTCGTCAGTATCGCTGACTACAATTCCAGAAGCTTGGATTACGTCTCCACCTGTGCCATCGAATCTTGGTAAAGTATTATCTACTGATACCGCTGGCCCTTCGACTTTATCATCTAATTGACCTTGAATAGGAGCGCTAACGCCGTCTAAGTACTGATACTCTGCGTTAGATACAGAACCGTCTGCGATCTTAGTAGCGTCAATGGCCGCGCCGGCTTTGATATTAGCATCTGCTACGTTTAAAAGCGTATTGGCGTCGGCGTCGATGGTACTAGACTCTATGTTTTTATTGTTAAGGTCCTGAGCTTTGTCTTCAGAAACTAGAGAATCAGTGGTAGAAGCTCCGCGAATCTTAGCTTTGTCAGTGGCGCTATCGTACGCTATTTCGCCTTGCACAGTGAGTGTAGGACTAGCTACGGGAATCAGTACTGCGGACTTTTTTATTTTGAATGGGGTATCCATAATTATGTGTTTCCTTCATTTTCCGGAAATTGTTGTTTATGTTTTGAGATAAATACTACTCTATCTTTTTTGTTATTTGAGGCGGACTTATCATTCATACAGCGCCCTAGTGTTCTTAAACTTATACCATATGCTCTTGCTGCGCTGCTTAGTCCGAGAAAAGAAGTTTTGTTTCCATTTTTCTCAAACGTAAAGACAAATTTCTTTTTTTCGGACATTTTTTTGACCTGTTCTTCTGGCATTTTCTTACCTAAACAAGCTGCTCGACATGCCGCAATTCTTTTAGCCACCATGGCCGGAGTGTGCAGGTGGGCAGGCTTTTTACCTTTTTTACTTTGCGATAATTTTTTTCTGCTTTCTTCATTAAATTGAACACTACCGTCCCCGCCCGAGGTCATATTGTACCCAAATTCTTGTAAATTACTTCTATACTTTGCTATGTAATATTTTTCTAGTTCCTGTAGTAAGCTATGGTCATTTGAGTACATATTAAATAAGATTACGACTTTAAAATTGTCTATACCATACTTCGCAGCTGCACGCTTTAGCGCTACGTTTGTTGTGGCCGTAGCCCAGCATTTTCCGTATCTATACTTAAAGCACTTATAAGTCTTACCTATATAACACTTATTATTAACTGTATTTAGTATTTGATATATTTGCATAATTGTTATTTAGGTAACGCTCTCACTCGAAAGCGCATTTTGCCTGAGATGTAAGTTCCCGACATAGCCGAAGCTGTGTACTGAAGCTGGTTTACGTTCATTGCGAACGTGACTAGGGTCTCGCCCACTTTACTGCCGACTTGAGCTATAGACCACTCGCCTGCAGCATCATTATAGTTAAAATAAAGGGTTCCAGACTCTACGAGTTCTAGTGGAGAGTCGGATATGCGCTGGATATAGTATTCGGCGGTGGCGGCCTGAATTAGGCTAGAGTCGAGAATAAAGTCCGTGACGTCGTTTGTCCCGCTAGCCGCAATGTTTACTAAAATTTCGGGAGGTATGTCCCCCACTACCACTACGTTGGCTAGCTCTTCGCCTAAAGCCACTAAATAGTCTGTAGTATTAACACCCCACAACTCATCGTTAGGACTGGGTACCTGATAAGTTATGCCGGCTACTGTTACTGAAACTGCCATTAAAAGACCTCTTTTAAGATTATATCCCTAGCTAATAAGATTTGTTATGCGCGGTTAAGTGCGCGTAAGTAGACTAAATTTAAGGTATAATAGCCGACTAAATAAACGGGGCTTTAGGGCATGAACTGGCGAGGCTTACATCCAGGTCGATTCATTTCTGCCCTTACGATATAATCTACATGTGCCCAGCCTTCGGTTTTACTGGGATGCTCTTGCCACATGCCTAATCTAGCTAATACTTCTTGAGCAGAGTCGGATTGCAGGATAGAGTCTAGACTACCGTCTTTATCTGCAAAATCGATAGCTAGCCCTCTTAGGTGGCCGGATCTCTTAGCCGCGCCGGATATAGTTGCATTTACGGCAGATGGGCGAAATCCGGAAGACACCTTAGGCTTTGGTAAGTCTAATTCTCGAAATAAGGCGTTTACTTTATCTACTAAGCCCATGGCGGCTGAGCGTATCTCATACGTAAGTTCTGGGTTAGTAGCACGTTCTGGGTACTTGCCTGAGGACGTAATCCAATCGTCTAATGTTATTGCCGGCTCAGCTACGGCCACGTCTTCTTGCACTAGACGCTCTATAGGCTCGATTACGGGACTTTCTTTTACGGGGACGGAGGTAGGCCGGGGCAGGTCTTTTGTGCTTAATGATGCGCCTTTAAACACGTTTAATAGCAGTTTAAGTATGCCTATAAGCAAGTCCATTAGTACCTCGTCGTCTGGAATTGACGCTGATTCGTCTACTAATATTTGTTGCCGCTGTAAACTAATTTAATCTTTCCGCAGTCATAGACGCGCTTAAAACCATCTTTTGTGGCGTGCTCCAGTTCGGTCATTCCGGCCGGGGTGTTCACTAGGCGCTTTTGACGAGATTGCTTGGAGACTACTGAACCATCCTGGCTGGACACATAAAAATAGTCTGGGGCTAATACGTTTACCACTTCCCAGCCGGCTTTAACGTAAGATTGGCCGTCAGACAGTGTTTTGTGGACCCATGTATAGATAGCTGTGTTAAAGTGCTTAGTGGCTATTTTAGAGAATTTAGATAGTGCCCCGGCCACCGATATGTCATCCTTAAAACACAGTCGAGACAGCACGATCTCGTTTGAATTTCTATGATGACTAGAGAATGTGGCTAAACCGACTAGTTCGTTATTGTAAAAAGCTCCTAAAGATAGCTTAGAGTGTTGCGGCGCCCCTTGTATGTGATTTGCTTCGCAGAAATCTCTAGCTGTGGTCCAGTCTACTGGCCTAAACTCACACTTACGCGCTCCAATAGTAGTACTGAGGCCTAGTTTAGGTTTTAGGAAGTTTAGGACTTGCTTGCGTCGATTTAGCCATTCGTGCTTCCATATGACCATCTTACCGCGTAACTGGGGGTCTTTTAGGTCCAGTTTGTAGTCACTTATGGCCACAGACTTTAAGACATTTATTCCACTAACGCCCAGAGCCGATGCCATGTCTTGCTCAAGGTCCGGCATTCTTTTCCATACGTATCCCTTATAGGGTTTACCTGAATCGATAGACTTTTTAATAGGCGTATTTTGATACCCAGCAGCAGTGGCTTCTATGCCAGCGTCGAACACTAAAGTAGTTTTATCAGAATCTACTGGAACTGCTACAAGAGACTTTTTAATAGCGTCCCTCAATTTTTTCTTGTATTCGGGATCTTTTTTGAATTTTGCAGATATGGTTGCAGATATACGAGCATTCTTAGCATCAAGTCTAGTTCTTTTCTCCTCTTGAGTAAGTCTGGTATATTTTACATACTTAGAGCTATATGCATTATTGCATTCTCTGCATCTTGGATTTAATTTAGGCTGCTCTAGCACTACGCCCCTTCGTTTTCGTATTTCAGAGAAATTGGATGTTGGTAGAAGTCTTTTACACAGGCCACACTTTTTATGAGGCCTCCCTTCTACCATTTCTATGCGAAACGCGTTCCAAGCTGGCTTACCGGTAGGTCTCTTATTAGCTGCAGATATCTTATCCCTTACTTCTTGAGTGAATATGACTCTTTCTGGGGTCTGAAGAACAGAGTTATACCCATTAGGAAGAAGCGCAGAGTAGTAGTTAATAAAGTACTCCTCTAGCCAATTTAGATCGATTTGGGTTTTAGCTGAAGCTAGTATACTCGTTTCAAATCCGTCCCAGGAATACTTCTTCAGAGCCCTGTAAAAAGCTTTACAAGATGCATAGCTGCTAATGCCGTTACTTTCGTTTTTGAACCTTCTAGCCGGGTCTTGTCTAGTTTGTCCTACATATGCCTTGCCGTTATGCTTATTAATATGAACATAAACTATGCCGTAAGGAAGTTTATCATAATTATCTAAAGTCATGTATATAAACATATCACACTTAGTACACATAGTCAACTAAATAAGTTTGATTCTATAATACTAGTGCGCTTATTCTGACAAACTACTCTTAGTTATTTTAGGCAATAAAAAACCCCCGGCCTATTTCTAGGTCCGAGGGTTAGTATCGCTAATTACTTAAAATTATTTAAGAATTGATGATGTTATGAATGAGAATCAGTTTACCGGGGCAAGCGACAAACAATGCTTGATCCGAATAGGCTCTGATTTCGAAGCCCGCGACGTTCGGTATAGCTAAGAAGAACGCATCTCCACCGTTGGTCTGGTCCAGAGGTTGCTTGAAGGTAATGTCGGTAGATCCAACGCGCATCAATTCAGCTACGGGCAAGATGAAAGCGAGAGACTCTTTTACGTAAGTAGAAGGTCTGATTTCAACTCCACCGTTCTGAGCGTAGAACTTGATAGACTGAGCGCCGTTCTCTGATTTTTCAACACTGTAAGAAGAGTCGAATTTACGGAGAGCAGCTTGGTCTGTCATGAGCTTAGCCCAAGTCTTGGGGTTAACCAAGCAAAGAACGTCTTCGTCAAGGCCTTTTTCAACGCCACGAGCGATAGCTTGTTGAATTTTAGCGAAAGAGAGGTCAGCTCCGCCAGCATCATATTCAGTAGCTTTGAACAAGCTGTACTGAGAAGGGTTAATGCCGAACAAAGAAGAAGTCTCAGTCATGATAGCGTGGAGACCTTTGAATTCGTTACCCATAGAACCTTTGAAGAAGATCCTGTCGGTAGCTACAACTGTGGCCAAGTTAGAGCTCAGCGTGAGGGTGCGGTCTTCCAAATTAACTCCAGTGATTGTTCTTTCGCCGCGAAGGGTCAAAAGATCAGCAGAGTAGATTTCGATTACTGCGTTCTCAGCGCCAACCCAGATACCAGGAGCCCAGTCAGCTTGAGAAATCTCAAGTACTGAACCGGTCATAGCGTCGTCAGCTTTAGCGAGTTCTTTTTGACCGTAGAACATGACGATTTCTAATCGCTTAGCGAAAGATCGAACCATGTTAGCTACGATGAATTTCGTGCCGCGCTCGAAAGCTGCTTTGCTAGAAGCAGAACGTGTAGCTACAGACAAAGCAATTTGAGATCGCAGAAGGAACTCATATCCTTGGATTGTAGCGTCGCGAACTGTTCCGGGAATAGCGTCGTTCAAGTTAAACGCTGTTCCAGCGGAGCCTCCGTAAGATACATGTGTTACCCTAAAGGCTTTTTATCCCTTAGTTCTTATAGTTTCCTATAAGGTCAGCATATCTTTTCACCCTCCCGAGAGGGGTTGAGGACTCGTGGGTATGTTATAGTCTAGCTAATAAAGCTAGGATCAATACCTATGCGTTGCACGTGTATAGACATTTTAATATCTACACTTCCGTTCTGATTAACATAGTCTGAATAGTACATAAAAGTATGCGCCTTGTGCATTTGGCGTGCGCTTCGTTTCTTACATATCTGAACAACATTGCTCTTGTGAAATCCGTCATTTTTGACATCCATTAACATGTCATAAATCTTAATAGCTCCGGTTTTTAGGCATATCGCTACTATCTTCTCTTGACTGAATTTTCTTGATATTTGCTGCTTTGTTTGTTCAGTGTGTGGACGATTAAATCCGGGCTTGAAAATTTTAGCAGACCTTTTTATTCCGTCCGATATTCTTTTTCGAGCTAGTGGCGTGTGCTTTGTTCCGCCGTGGCCGCCGTCCTTTAGATTAAAACCATCTGGGCTCAGAGTATTATACGCTTTCACTAACAAGTATTCTGCCTCGTTCAATGATTGCTCGCTAAACGCTATAAAAAGTTCTTCAACCTTAAATGCGCCTCTTCCATACTTACGAAGAGCCATATCAATATACATTTTAGACGAAGTTTTCCAGTAATGATCATTAAATCGATCCATTACCGAATCTCTCGTAGTCTTACCTACATAAGCTTTTCCATCGCTTATTCTGGTAATTTTATATATTGATCCAAAACGTTTCATACTTTTATTATACCTTATTAGACTTTAGTCTTCCAGGTTTTTTCCTCAATTCTCGTAAACTTATTACTAAGTCTACCGGGCTATCTTAAAGCTTTAACCCGTGTTCGTGCATTCTGTTAACCTCTATTTCTAGAGTCCTTAGACATTTCTGCTAAGGTCTACCGTTTTATTTATGTCGGTAGTTCGGACTATCGCATCCCTCTCGGGTCTTCTCACTTAGTCTCTCAGGCTGCTTTCGCTTGCCCCTTGTTGCCCTGTTTCTCAGGATGTTCAAGTCAATCAGAGAAGATTTTACTTGGGCCAAATTAACCCAAAATTACTGGTTGATGATCTTATTGTTATCATTAGAGTTTTTTATCTCTAACATCTTATAGTTACCTATAAGGTCAGCATACATTTTCACATTTAAGTGTCGGAAGCTCTTGCCCAGATTATATTCTCTTTCGAGGTTCACTGAGTATGCGTTACGAAGTTTTGGATTCGTTAGGTCCAATTCCCCTCGGTATTAACCTTTTATAAGGCCTTCACCGATACATCCCGATTTTTATACGAATTTAAAGTGATATCCGCCGGTACTAATTCTTAGTCCATTACAAACTAAGCTAATTTTGCTATAGTGTAAATTTAAATCTCTAGCGGCTTCTCTAGCCGACTTATAAACTTTACCAGTTTCTAAACACATTACCGGCTTAGGTCTAATTATTTTATCCTGATGCTCTTTACTATTTTTATGTCCGAGTCTTGCAATTCTATTCTTAGCTGCGTGCTCTTCTGAAACTTTCTTGCCTTTGCGGTCTTTGGACCATCTAGCCTTCATTTCAGGGGAGTGTAAATTTGAATAGCCGTTAATCGACTTTGGGCTAACGTTTAACCCGTCTACTCTAGTATTATATTGTAATATAAGCATCTCTTCTAAAATAACTGCCTGATCCAGCGTCAAATGCTCCTGAATAAGGACTATTTTGTAATGAGCCCTATTCCACTTACGTTTAGTAACGTGCTGAGCAAATCGTCTAGATAATGGCTGACCCGTCAGCCCTACGTAGACCGTCTTGTCATTTATATCTTGGATTTGATATACTTTATAATTCTTCAAGGTATTGTTCCTAAAAGGATTCTACCATATAGCGGGGGCTTTTTCTACCCGCAATCTCCATCTTCAACTTTTAGAGATTACCGGTTTGTTTGTCCATGGGAACGAAGTCAACTTCTTTCATGAGGACTACGTTATCAGGAACTAAGTTTTCTACTTGATTCGCATAAAGTTCTTTAAAAAATCCATTAAGTGTTGCAACTGTATTTGCTGCCATTTTATTATTTTCCTTTTATTTAATTTTAGTTATTGGTTGGTTTAATAAAAAGGAACTGAGATAAGCCTTGTCTCGGCGTAACGGGATGCCAGAAGCAGTAAAGTATCCTGGGTCCATAGAGTTACGCGCCTAGACGTAGCCTAAGCGCATATCCTTTACTATTACTATTTGTTATGGCTTATTTGCCGCGCAGCCAGTCGCGCATACTGATCTTAGCCTTCTTAGCCGGCTCAGAACTAGGTGATGCTACTTCCTTAACTTCCGCTACTTTAGGGGCAGCGGCTTTAGTCGCCTCTCTAGCCTTAGCTATCTGACGATCTCGGAGCTTTTTAACCTTTTCAGCGCTAATATAAGCTTCTAGAGCGTCTTCGGGCAATACGTCAATATATTGCTGAATATCTCTTTGCATCTCTTTCTTAATAATATTAAGAGCTTGCTTAGGGCTAATGTCCTTATTGTTCTCGGCTGCCGTGATCATGACATCAGCTAAACGCTTAAGAACAAAGGGAGATTTAGGCAACTGAGATGCTTCAAAAGCTTCAGTGATCTGCTCTTCCAGTTGAGCTTCTTGCTGCTGCACGAGTCTTTCATATTCTGCCGCCTGACGACGCTCTTCTTCTTGCTTCATGTGTGCACGGAGGTCTTCGAGTTCGCGCTGAAGGCGTTCTTTTTCACGTACTTCAGGGCTCTTCTGATCGTCTTCGAGTTTTCTAGACAGGATCTTTTGGGCTAATTCGATAACCTTATCTTCTGAACCTAGGATATTGGGGTCAGCGAGTACAGCTTCTGGGTTGGTTCTAAGCATTTGTACTAATTGAATGGCTTCTTGCTTAATTCTAGCCGCTTCTTCCATTCTAGATTGGCCCGCGCGCCCTAATTGAGCGTACTTGACCATTTCTTCTTTATTAAGCTCTAAAAGCTGACCGTCTACCTTGATTGTGTACTTTTCGGGGTCGGCTTTAGACTGTTTAGCGTCTACCTTAGCCGCCGCCTGCTTAACTTCTTTCTTGCTGGGCTCTGAACCCTCGCTAGAAGCCTCATTAGACGCGTTTAAAGCCTCGCCATTGGACGAAGATTCTTCGCTAGACTGATTACCTTCAAGATTAATAGACTCGTTACCTTGGGCGTTTAAATCGGTATTAGACGCTTCTGAAGAGCTTGAGTCTGAGCTATTGATGGGGGCAGAACTGCCGTTATCTGACATGTGATATACTCCTATGCCTATCCCTAGTTTAGGGGTAAGGTTTAAGCTAGGCGTCGCGTAATTGCGATAGCCTTATCTATATAGGATTTGTTTATTTGAGTAACCAGACTAGGGCGCTAATGGTAACTGCGTTTAGGATAATCGACGCTATTGCTATCCGCTTCCACTTGGATATTCTAGAGAGGGTAGCCGGCTTTAGAGTATGGGTTGCGTTCTTACTTGGGGTCAATCTTAGTCTGGCCATCTAATACCTCGTAAATATATCTAGGACCTACTAAGTTTAAGTCCTCTGTTATACTAACACCTAACATGCTAATTATTCTTGCCGCTATTTCAGAACACACGTTCCCTTTAGTGAACGGATTCTTTATCTTGCACCCGATTTTCCTAGCTATTTTAATTATCCCAATACCTAGTACTTGTAGATGGCCATACTGCGTTCTGGAGTTATCAATGCAAAACTGGAGTATCTCTGTCTTTTCTTGAGGGCTTACCTCTAATTCAAATGTAGCTACTACTTTATTCTTTTTATTAAACGAGTGCTCATTAGTAAAATTAACCCCATCTCCGCGAGCTTCATATATAAGAGTTCTATTTAACGAGCTAGAGTGCCAACTTATGAATACGTGGCTATACGGGGTCCTTCCTTCAAATAGCCTTATCAAATGAGCTAGAACGGCTAATTTAGATTTTGGCCTAGAAAACCCTATAGTTATGTACTGTGCTCTACTCTCCGACATATGATGTAATCCTGTCAATAGCATACTGCAGCTCTTCTGCGTGGTCTGGGTGCATAGGCTTAATGAGCTGAATTATACCTCTAGCGGTCTTTAATGCTCCGCCTTCAAGTACAAAACCTATATTAATTAGTTGACTAACCAATACAGCTATATCTGCTTCAGATTTATTTAGTATTAAGTTTCTAGCGCCTATTCTAGCGGTTACGTCGTCTTTAAGACTTTTTCCAAACTGAATAGCTGCCGCCACACTTTGTTGCAGCAGTGGTTTAGGTGACAGCCTATTACCATCTAATACCCACCCTATTCCAGGCTGCGGAGTCATGTCATCTATACTTATTAACATTTGAACATTTCTAGCCACGTCGTGAATTTCATCTTCAGAGATGTCTACTATTTCTACTACTACGTTATTATCTAGTATCGCGTGCTTCATGTGCTACTCGTCCAGTTTAGTTATGTCTAGGAAGTCAACTGCGTTTCTTAGTCTAACTACGCTATCATATATTCCCAGGTGGTTCACGTATATTCTGTCTCTATATGTTACGCCGGATCTTATAACTGTACCTTCTATCATTAAGGTAGTATCGCCATCTAAAGATGCTCCAGTTATGCTTGTAATATCTATATCAGCGAAATAATAGCTGTTAGTTTGCTCTATGCCGCCCAAGTTCGCAATAAATACTTCGTTCCATTTAGGTGTAGTAATGTCCTCTACCCTATAAATGCTAAATGTGGCAGAGGCCGCGCTATCTACGCTGGCATTATCGGAGTTATACAAGTATCCGATAAGTCTAATTTTATCTAAGGTGCTGGTATCCAGTTGGGCGGCTAACTTTATTACGCGACTTCCAGTAGACAGTGCGCTATTAGGTCCAAATAGAAACTGCCACTCTGGCGATACATTAACTATATATCTAGAGTTGTGATCTACTTTTAGCCACTGATTCTCTTCGTTATTATGTTGAGCTAATAACTTTCTAGTAACTGGCATACTATGATCCTAGAAGCGTAAAGCCTTTATAAGCTACTCGTTCAACTCCTTGCACTACAATACCGACTTTGGCACTATAGTGGGTTAAGTCGGTGAGTAAAGCCGCGCTTACTGGTGTAGTATTAAATCTTCCGTTAACGTCGGCGGTTATGCCGGTCTCAGTAAGTCCCGCTACTGGCACCCCGTCTTTATCATAAATCGTATAGTTTGCAGCTCCTAGATTACTAGTCTGTACGCGCCCGTTAGAAGTCTCTACCCAAAACGTAGCTTGTAGCTGGTTTAACGCGTTTATAGAGAATGTAGCTTTGGCAAATTGTTCTGCTCTTACTGATGTCATCGGAATAAGAGATGTTCTCGCTATTCCATCAACTTCCACTGTAATTCTAGCCGTATATAACTGTAAGGACGCGGGGTCTATTCCGGAAACTGGGGTAATTGTATATGTGCCTTGCGCGCCAGCCACTATTCCAGATTCGGATAAGCCTCCAACTATGGCACCATCTTGATCTAGTACGTCGTATGATCCTACACCAAGTCTAGCTAATTCGGATATCTGAGTGTCTGCTTCGTCCCTTGCCCAGAATATACCGACTAAGTCGCCGCTGTTGTCGAAAGTATATTGTCCAGACGTTCCGTAGCTAGGTACTTTTTGAACAATTCCAACATTATCTGTTCTAACTTCTCCGTCGATAGATATAGAACATTTTACTACGTAATGATCTAGGGACTCTTGTAAAGAAGATGGTACCGCGGTTATCTTAAACTGTCCGTTAGCATCGGCTGTAATACCAGATTGTGACATACCTACTACGGCCGCACCAGTCTTGTCATATACTTGGTACGAGGCAGTTCCTAGTACAGTACTGACAGACGTGGCTAGCTCCCCGTTTTTTTTACCCCAAATAGTTCCCTGAAACTCGCCTTCCGGTGCTAAAGAAAAAGCCCCGTCCACGTCATATGTGTCGATTGCCGTTAGTACACCAGTAGAAATTACGCTCATAGAAACGGTATTGCTATCTCTGTTATTTACACCGTCTATAGCACGCACGCCAACATAATAAGTAGTCCCATTAACTAAGAACGACCCATCTGGCATAGTAAAAATGTCATACTGCAGATTTGGACTAACTGCTATGATGTTAGCGGTATTGAATAAGCCCACCGCTGAAGACGCTTGGATATAGACTTCGTATCTAATAGGTGGGGTCGGGTCGGTGGCTGCGGACCACCCGGCTCGGATTTGGCCGCGAGACTCTACGTCCAAAAAAGTTATTCCAGCGAACGTAGGAGGCGTTAGGTCTGCTATACACGCCTCAGATGTTCCCTGATAGAAATTATTTTCTACTAGGAAATTAGCCATTTTTAACTCTCCTTAAGTCCTGGACGTGCGTCTGTGCCTGGAGGCGATGTGAAGCTATATCTTAGCAACGTACCTACTACGTTAGGGACAGTCCCTAAAAGAGTCCAAGACGTGCCGTTATCCGTTGAGTACTCAAAATTCGCAGCGTTTGTGACTGTGTTGTGATTTACTAGCTGAACGTTAGTCAAATCATATGCTCTATAGTAAAGAGTCGGAACTGAGCTAGTGTAGGCTTTTTTAAGTCTAAATGCTGTCCGAGATGGAACACCATTGTCTGAAAAATCGTCTGAGAATTCCCAATTATCGGAAATCTCTGTGTTAGATTCAAAGCCTAAAAAGAATTCGCATAATTGAGCGGGTATAGATGTGTCTAGTCCCAAGGTAGCAAAATTAATCTTAAACTGAACTTGTTCGCCAGAAGCGACAGCAGTAAGATCCTCTGCAAATCCAATAGGGAGCCATCCTCCAGAAATAGAGCCAAATCCCGAAGTTCTGTAGAATACTTCTAGGCTTCCAGTGTCATCATATAGTTTATCTATAGTAGTAATAAATTTATAAACAGAATTAGGCGTATCTAGCACTTTAGTTACGACAAATGAGTAGTCAAATACAGAATCTGATCTTAGGTCTGCCAATATAACTCCGCGCTGGCCTGCAGTGGCTCCAGTTTGAAGCACAAGCCACCCATCTTCTACATCTATAGCGCCTACTGTTAGTGTACCTACTGGTACGGCGTCACTAGTTGTGGCCTCTCTGTATATATTGTTAGATCCGCCAAATATATCGTCAATGCTGTTATTAACTACTTGCTTAATCACGAATATATTTGTATTTGTAAGATATACGGCCCTATCTAAAACGTTAGACCAAGTTGCTAAAGTTAGTGCGGGGGTTACTATTTGGTTTACAGTGCCTAAAAGATTAGCTGCAACTAATGACGGCCATGTTACTGCCCCTGACGTTAACTCAGATATTTGCCCTAAATATAAGGAAGTACTAGTGCAGAAAAATATACAAGGCTGACCTGCATTAGTTGTGTGGTTAGGTACTGCATAATCTTCTGAGTCGGAGATGATAAGCGTCCCGGTCAGCGCGGGTAAGTTACCTGTCTTGTGTACCCACGCAGAGCCTGTAGTTCCAAAAGCTCTGCAAACATCCGCAGTACCGGCTAAGGTTATGTTGATTGCGGCGCCCCCTGAAGTGGCAGATACTTGAAAGTCGTTTACCGTACTATTTCTAACAAAATATACAGTATTATTAGAAAGTCCTGTTCCGCCCACTAGACTGCTAATAAAAATAGGAGTGTTATCTACGTAACCATGTGCAGTTATTGTAATCCTATCTGTAATATCGTCTATAGTTCCAGAAGAAACTGGGCAGTCTAGTGTTGCGTTGGTAGAATACACGTAGAATTGATGCGTAGCCGAGATTCCATTATGGACATAAATATTATTATTAGGTAGGTCAAGCGTGATGCCGGCGGTCTGTATATTTAATTGACCTACTCCGATATTTGACGGGTCTTGAAGTAGATATGTAGCCTTTTGATCAGACCCTGTAGCATTAGGGAATAAAGTTCCAGGACCAACGGCTACAAAGTCAGCTAAGTTTACATTATTTACACAGTAAAGTCCTCCGTTAATCGACACGTTAGCCGTAGTAGCTAGGAATATTCTCCACCCAGTAGTACCACTATCTACTACTTTAAGGCCGCGCATAACGTGTGTAGACGATGCTATGTCTGCAATTTGCATCCTTATGGTTCCTATAAAAGTAGGTGATCCAGTAGTTAAATCAACAGTGTGTAAGCTAACGTTAACTATGCCTCCAGCCTCCGCGCCGATTGAAAATAAGCGGCCATTAGGGGACATGTAAGTCAATAAAGGTACTACACTAGAAGAGGCTGCGGTATCCGCTACAGTATCAACATATTTATTAAGTGGAGGCCCTAATGCGTCATCTCCGCCTATGCTCTTAACTTGAGCCCTACCTTGAACGGTAGTCTTAGTTTGATCATATGTTCCAACTACATCGGCTAATAAGTCTGCTTTTACGTATTTCATTTAAGTCCTCTTAAGGTAATATTGCCCAGTCTATACTGTCACGTCGGTAGTTTACTCCAACTAGTGTATAAGTAAAGGTCTTCCTAGCAATTATACCAGGAAACGTGGCACTTGTATAGTCAATTTGTGTAACTCTTTGATTTTTAGTTCCAAAATCCGCATAAGTTATATCTTGTTCTCTATCATGTGCTGCTAATATTTGTTGACGAACGTTATATACGAATGGGTATTCAGTACCTGATGGGGTACCGTCTATAGTACCTGATATCTTAATAGGCTCGGAGCTTATCGTGACTGGTATTGCTGGCTGATCTGAGGCTAGTACTACGGACATACTAGCGGCTGAGGCTAACTGCCCAATAGAGTCAGGTATTCCAGCTTCTATCGCGTCTAGTATTGTAATTTGAGCATCTTGCTTGGCTTCTGTTGCTGCTCCGGCGGGTAGTGGAAGAGTGCCAGATACGTTTACATCTATCGCTGGCTGGTCTGAAGCTAACACAACAGACACGCTATTAGCTGCCGTGAGTTGTCCTAGAGTGGTCGGTAGTTGATTTGATATGGCTGTTAGTGTTGTATTGGCTGCCTGTAACTCTGTTACTGCGTCTACGTCTATAACTCTAAGTTTTAGATCCGACCCTACTACTAAAGCGTGTTTTGTGCCTGTCTGCGTGCCATCTTCAGAGCCTACTATTAATACGTTATCGGCTGGCACTTTCGTAAAAGAATCTAGGGTTACGGAGACCGAGCCACCACCTCCAGCAATAATGTTCACATCTAAGCCAGTTTTAGGGCCTATCGTAGTCGCTGTTATTAGGCTTACACCGTCCCCTAATCTAATAGAGTCCGTAGTATGGTCTATCGCTACTTCTAGATCACCGCCTAATGTTATATTAGCGCCTATATCTACACGCAGTCGATTCAGTACTTGATCGTATACTGCTTGTATTATCTGACCTTGGTCTAGTAAAGATGGCATATCAATAACTTAGCTTATAGAACAGCTTATAGCCTCCTCAAATAGCAAAGGGTTATGTCACCCATATCCAGCCTTATCCTTGTGGATCTGTGTTAGCTGGGTTAGTTGGTAAATTCTGAAATGGAGCTGGTGGAGTGGGCATTTGTGGTGCCGCTATTTCCTGGCCTGCTGCAAAGTTAGTCTGAGCTTCCATAGCTTCGGGAATCATCTCAGCGCCTTCCATAGCCTCTTGGGTAGGGCCTTGCGGTGCTTGTGGTCCAGGAGCTCCTTGAGGAGGCATGGGCGGCTGTAAGGGCGGCAACGCTTGCTGACGAGTTACTGCAAGTACGCCAGGATCGGTATTTCTTAGGAGCTCAATATGTTCCTGGATGTGAGACAGGACCACTTCTACTAGCTGCTCATCGTTTCTAAGATCGGGGTCGGCCAGCAATGCTTTGTGCTCTTGAATATGGAGTGCGTGGTTATCTAGGCTAAGGGCCCTAGCATAAGTCCCGTCCATCATTTTCTCATTCTCAGATTTAACTAGTAACAGCTCTGCTTGATCGCCTTCTGTCATTGAATCTAATCTACCGGTGTTCAGCACCGTAAAATATTGATCAACGTTCTTTACTAGCCCCATCTGGATTAGTTGATTGGCGATCTCTGCGCGTCCTGCAGTAGTCTTAGCTAAGGCATTAGAGACTTCTACAGCGACCCTACCTATTTGTAGCAGATCTTTTGAGGAGAATTCTTTTAAATACGCTCTTTGTGACTTGCCTACGATAGCCGCTACTCTAGGGTATTTAGCGTAGTCTTGTAACGTTTGAATTACGCCATTTCCGATATTCTCAATAGCCTTAACGTACGAATGCTGAAGAAGTGATGAGAATTGAACAGCTTGCGCCTGAATAAGGGCTAGCGAGCTAGCAGATCGAAGGCTAGCCTCTGGCTGCCCTCTGGTTACACTATTAATTCCGGAGATAGTCTCCATTTGCTGCTCAAGAATCTTAATCATCTCAAAGATTTCAGCGGGAGTCTGGGTCAAGTTAAGAGCTTCTGGCTTAGCATTATTGAGAGCATTATATTCGATTAGGTTAAGGCCGCCAGCTAACTGTGTCCATGTAAAGTCTGCGCCCTTAGGTACAAGTACGTTCTGTACTCCAAATGCGTTCTGGTTAGTAATAATAGTGCTATACAACATGTTGATAGCTTCTTGAATAGGTAGAAGGTCAAACATTACAGTATAGCCAAAAGGACTTCCTAAGATATTCTCAGGAGAAATTCGATATATTGGCGTTTCTCTATAAGGGAGTGGACCGTCATACAAGATAGCTTCAGGGGTTACGAATACTATGTAGCGACCATCTGGAAGAGCATCGTTTTTGTTATGGAAGAACTCGTACACTGGAACGTCATCAGTCTTTTCCATATTAAAGCTTCCAGACTTTAACTCGCCCAGATCATCTTTAGATGGAGCACTTAGAATTTGATCTTCGATTTCAGGATATTTAGCTGCTAATGCGAACTTATTCTTATATGATCTGACGATAAGCCAATCATGGCTGGCAGTATCTTCTTTAGATGGGTCTCGAATAACGTCTAATGGGGATACGTTAGTGAACTCTAGGTCACCCTCGTAAAAGCGCTCGCCGCTATTCTCGTCCTGCTCAAACATTTGACCGGCAGTAGCGTTCCAGCCGAGACGAATATATCCTTCACCAAATACGATGGCATATTCAGTAGCCTTACTGACATACGACTCTAAATTCTTTTCTCTGAAGTAGTACTCCAAAAGTCCATCTGCTAGTATGGTTTGAGACTGCGATCTTACGTCTGTATTAATAGCGCGTGTTTTAAGACTAGGGCGATTAGCCGTAGTCATATTTAGCAAGTGCCTGGCGATGTTTCTATAGTGGTTTACTGGGAATCGTACAAGTTCGTTCTGCTCGCCAGTAAAGCTCAATCCGTGATCTCCTGATCCAGAAGTGAAGTTACCGTGATAAAACGACCAACTACGGCGAAGCTTGTCTACGTATTCGTTGGCTAATGCGCTCGAGCCCCAATCTTGGGCCTTGTGATAGATCTCTGAAACGGCCTCTTTTGAGGGTAAAGCTGCGAAATATTTGTCTTTATTAGCCATATTATTGCCTACCTTTATTTGTTTATCTTGTTTTTAACGAACATGCTCTTGACGGCTTGGGCGGTAGAACTCAAGTAATCCGCGCTTTTACCGAACATATTGAACGCTTGTAGCGATCTTTCAGTGGGGTATGGATTTTTATGCCACTGTACATTTCTAACTAAGTAAATTAGCGCAGCTAGTAAATCCTGGTGACCGCCCTGGTCAGTTCGTTCAAATGTCTTGCGGTTCTTACTCCAAGTTGCTGATTTAAGCTGGTATATTAGATTCGCGCATTTTGGGTTAATGATAATATTCTCGTCAGCTAGGCGAATTCGCACGTCGTTAATGGCTGCTTCGCGGTTATCTTTTCTAGTTGGAATAAATATGAGTCCGTGCTGTCTTTGGAGGTCGTTTAGTGTTATTAGGTCGTCGTCGGATACTCTTAAGTACGCTGGCTTTGATTCTTTGGAGATGGGGTCTATCCATAGGGATGCCTCCTTCTCTTTTACTTTATTAGCTAGATTTTTTACTGTAACTTCTTGCCCGTTCATCCACATTTCATCTTCTATTACAAGCTTATTCTCTCTAAAATCATAGTATGCAAATAAAGCTGCAGTATAATCTACAAAGCCTAAGTCTAGACTGGTATATGCGTCGTAATGCGCTGGCCTAACCCAAGTTTTAATTACCCTCGATGCCAGATCATCATTAAACTCAGGTATTACGGCTCTAGTAGCGTCAATTTCTAGCTGACAAAGAAACTCGCGCTTCCATGTAGTAGAGTTCTCTCCGCCGCTGGCCTCTTTTAGCTCATTAACGATGTCTGGGTTTAGCCTAGACTTCATGTGTGGAGGATCGTTCTTAATATCTTCCATAGCGTCGACGATTGTCTTCTTTATATAAGCGTCGTGCTTTTCAGTTTCTTTTACGAGATCTGCAAATGGGTGCGCCGGACTCTTTGGCGGAGTTGATGCTATTAATAGCTTACCGTTGGTCGTAAGTGCTTGCGGCAGGAGGATGTCGTTTATAACATAGTTGAGATCGTCCATGAATCCTGCCTCATCTAGGATGCTTAGGTGACTGGCAGTTCCTCTTAACTTCTCAGCATTGCCTTCATCAGTACCTTCGATCTGGATTATTGATCCGTTCTTAAAGTAGAAGCATTTGTCAGCCCTGACATAGTCTGGTTTAATGTCTTTTGGACAGTCTTCTAAAATACTACGGATGGTGGGGAGGATAATTTTCTGGCCGGCTACCGCTGTGAATGTAGCATACTTAATTTGAGTATTAGGGTTCTTTAGTGCATACTCCAGCGCCACTATTAGCAGTGAGTAGCTTTTGCCGATCCTTCGGCTAGCGTTCCACACTACTTTTCTGTACTTAGATGTCTTGAACTTCTCATATAGTTTTTTTTGACATGAGTCCAATTTCCAGGAAAGCTCTCCGATACGCCAAAGCGTGTCTATAGCTTCTGCCTTAGTTGGAGGGCGTTTTCTTGACATCTAAGTCTTCCTTGACTTCGTTCTTAACTTCAAAGAACTCCTGCGCAGCCTGCGCTATTTGAATAAGTTCCGTAGTAGATACGGCCTCTACCTTTTCTGACTGACCTTCTATATCTCCAGAGGCTTTCTCGCTTAGAAGAAGGTTTTTAGTCAGTAAATCAAAGATCTTAGTTTCTTCAAATGTTAGTAAACGATCTCTAGAAATAGCTCTAAGGCGCTCTAATTGCACCTCAGCTATCTCTTGGAAATGCCTGATCTCTTCAATTACGAGTTCTTGTTTTGGCTTTACTAGTTTCTTTTTCATAACGAGCTATCCTTTGCTCTAGTACTAATTTCTCTGCTTCCAGCTTACAAATATCCGACTCTAATTGTCTGATCTTGTTATTAAGTTTTTCAGTAGCTGATGCTACGGCGCTGTGCTGTCTTATGTGCTCGCGCAATTTAGAGGCGCCCTTACTGTACTTAAACATTTCTACGTGTTATCCCAAAGCCTGCCATCTTAGCTTCAATGCTAGCTAGTTTAGCTGCCTGCTGCTCCTCAAACTCGGCCATCTTCTTAGAAAGCGCGTCCATTTTAGTTTGACTGGACAATAACTCTTTACGGCTAGACATATATTCCTGCACTACGTCTGAAATAAGGCCTACTGCTGCAATAACTGTCATGTATACTGATGGAGCAACTATAATACTGTGTATTACGGCAACGAGTGCCGCTAATTTGCCAGTGCTTAAATGCTTCATACTTAGCTCTTATCGGAAGAAGCGTCGGCTTCTACTTGAAGCTTAGACTCGGCCTCAGCTTGCTTCTCAAGCTCTAGTCCCTCTTCGACACTCTTCATAAATTGCGCATGAAGAGAGGTGTAGTTGTCATTAAGGAATTTGAGGAGCTTAGCGGCGTCCTCGATAGACTTTCCAGGAAATGTTGCGGCTTTAACGGCATTACGGTAGTCGTTAAGCTCTGACAGTGCCTTATTCAGGCCCTCAGTCTTTTTAGTAAGTTCTTCTAGCTTAGTCATTTATTCTCCTTAAACCGCCTAATGGTAGGTTTATAGTAAACCATCAACGATAATCGTCGGTAGGTTGTAAATAAAAATAAGATTGGTCGTTGCAGCTCGTTTTCGCTTATTTTTAAGCACTTGCCTTATTTAAGGCTGTCTGTCTTGACCCTAAAATCCTATACTTATATTTGTTTCAAGCCTGTGGAGTAGATCCATCGCTATTAGTACCAGGAAACTTTATAACCTTATTAGGGTCTACTGTCTTAGCTATACTATTTTGAATCTCTTTAATAGTATTCTCAAGTTCCTTGCGCACAAGCTGCTTATTCTCTGGTGTCTCGGCCATCGCGGCAGCCGATAGCACTTCTCTAATAGAACTAAATAAAAGCTCAACAATCATGATAGATTTCTGCCTAACGAAAGGGTCGTCTGACATAACGTCCTCAGAAAATGCCCTTACAGCCTGCATAAGATTTAGAACTACTCCGTAGTTTACGTGTACTCCAGATATACCTTCCATATAGATATTATATACGCTTTTCATATGATAGTCAAATTAATACGCTTTTACGATTTTACTTGACAAGATTGATTTTTGGTGTATAATAAATCCAGGACAGGCCTAGAGTTGTGCAAAACGTTCACTAAGCTTACACGATGATTATACCGCCCAGAAAGCGCGAAAGCTTTATGGGCTTCGCAACGATAGAGACTGCGCCTGATTTAAGGATACGTGTATGTACCCTTGTACATTATTAGATTTCACACTTTCGTTTAAAGGTCTCAGGATGTACAGACATCCTAAGATGTCATTGTAGACGTATATAGTGCGTACTATACTATGTACTATATATAGTCCTATATTAGTACTCCCCCCTCCCCAGTAGGAGGTCTGTAATTTGAAATATAGCATTAGATCTTGCGCTTGTCAAATACGTGTGGTATTATTAACACTCTAGCAGACAAGAAAGGAATTATGTCGAATATTCGTACCACAATTAAAAGGAGTTTAAGAATTAAACTCAAGGTAGCTGCAGTGCTGTCAGGTATGGCGCTGTTTACAGGGGTAGTAGTGCTCCTGGGGGCATTGGCTCCAGGGCTTCATAACTCGTACATTAGGTCTACCGTAGGCGCTAAGGTAGTACGACTTACTAACTTAGCAGAGAATAGCGGTGGAACAGGATTTGCCCTTAAAGCTGCGTCTGGTAGGACTTATATTATAACTAACGCACATGTGTGTAATATTCCCGGCTCATATCTTTATTCCAGGGATGTTAATGGTAAGCGCATCAGATTTACCCGGGTAAAAGTGTCAATTGTTACAGATTTATGTGCCTTATCTAATCCTACGAATATTGAAGGTCTTACTGTATCAGGTGGAGTAGAGCTTGGGGAGACTGTGGGAATTCTCGGGCATCCTAAACTTCAACCACTGACACTTACTTTGGGTGAAATTGTTGGTTATGAGCAAGTGGCTGTGTTAGTTCGCCCTGGCCCATGTAAGCTAGAGCGCGGAATGTATAAAACCGAGCAAACAATCTCCGGTCCCCTGTGCACCCAGCTTGTGCGAGACGCAGGCCTTACTAACATACCAGTTAGGGGCGGATCTTCTGGGTCTCCTGTAGTAAATTTTTTCGGTAACGTAGTGGGCGTACTGTTTGCCGGCGATGAGCTGGGATGGGGCGTTGTTATTTCTAGAAAAGAATTAGTAAAATTTTTACGTAATTTATAATATGACAAAAAGAGATTTAGATCAGCAATTTAAAGATGCTCTTACTGGAATCTTTATGATTCTATGCGGATACGTGTCTATGGGGCTCGGGTTCTATAGCTTATCCGTAGGAAGTCCCTACTTCGCTATAGTAGAATTTGTAGTGGCAGGGGGATTAATGATTGCAGGTAGACATGTAGTCAGAAAGGCGGTAAAATGAATAAAGAAGCGGTTAAATTATCTATTAACGCATACGAAGTGGTAGAAAAGACATTAAATGCTTTAGACGAAGCTTCTGAGGAAATTGCTAAGTATACGGTGGCCAGTACAGTATCAGAGGTTTTGAGCGATACGGCAGGTATGATTGTCATGTACGCCAAAGCTTCAGCAGAGGGTAGAGCCGCACTTAGGAGAGATCTAGGTCTACAGCGAAAGGTAGTGGAGCAGTATGAAAAAGAATTCAAAAAATAAAGCTATTCTTAGTGAAATCGCTACTCGCCTGGGCATGCAAGACGAGCCGCTAATTACAATTCAACCTAAAAGCTTAGTTAGTAAAGAAACTAAGTACGAATTAGTCAATAATCATAAGAGATTCGTAAAAGGAATTCTTAAACTGCCACTGGCTGAGCAAGATCGAAGAATTAAGCTTCTCTTGGAAAAGATGGATGAATTCGAAGCTGAGCAGGCTCGTAATGCTGCTATCGACGCTGCGAAGGCCGCTGCTGCTGCTGCTGCCAAGAGCGAGGAATAAAATGCTAGTTGCGTCTGAGATACTGGAAAACATTAGCTCCGGCAATATTAAAATATCTAGCTTTAATGTGGATAATTTAGGGCCCAACTCGTACAACTTGTCAATATCTGATGAGGTTACAGAGCTTTCCGATCCGATCTTAGACCCTAAAGCTAAGCCAACTACTTACGTTACAAAGATAGGTGCAGAGCCTTATATCTTGTACCCAGGAAGGGTATACCTAGTGAAGTCCCAGGAGGTAGTGGCTACTGACGGAGTAGTAGCTATCCTCTATGGGCGTTCTAGTGCAGCTAGATTAGGCATCTCAGTGACTAGCGATGGCGGACTTGGCGATAATGGTTACAGCGGCCAGTGGACTATGGCTATATCCGTGCAGCAGCCAGTAAAAATCTACAGAGGCATGTCACTTAGTCAGTTAGTATTCTTTAAAGTTACGGAATCTACTCAGAAATATTCAGGTAAATACTTAGACGGAACTGCTGTTAGTAAGTATAATGAGGAGATCGGCAAATGAACGAGATTAAGTTTGCTAGTATAATGATATTAGTGTATTTATTTGTACTAGGTCTATTTACTTACGCGGTGTCTCGGGCTTTGGTAGCTTTTCTTTCACTTTTTTCTTAAACTTAGTCATTAGTTTTTGAAAAGGCGTCTTACGGCGCTTATCTGATGATACTCCGCCTTGAATCTCTTTATACATTCCCTCGAGATTAGCTATATTATTCGCGGCCACGCTAGATTGCCTTATTTTTTGAACTTAGAACGGAGTCTTTGTAATCTTGCACTATCATCTGCGAATATAATCCCACCGTGCTTACCAGCTACAGGATTAAGCTTGGAGTTTCTGATAGCATCCGCAGTACTAGTACCTTTAATTTCGTCAAACACGGTATCTGTACGTGCTTTAGTCTCAGCCAGTGAAGTTGGTCTAGTGGGCTTAGCCGGCAGTACGGGACCTTGTTGAGCAGCCGCAGCAGATTCCCCAACTGTCTCTCTCCAAAGCTTCTCAAGTCCCGCTTCTTTTTTAGCCTCTTCGGCCATCTTAATTTTTTGAGCTAGCTCCTCAGCTCTTTTAGCCTTAGCTGAGGCAATTAACTGCTCAGAAGCGCTCATTGGCTTTGTGGATAATGCTTGCATCGTGTCGGCGGCTTTAATGGCTCTAGCGGCATCTTCTGCAGTTCCGGCAGTCTTAGCAGCACTAGCGGCTGTTTCTGCGGCTTTAACGGCTCTAGCAGCGTCGGCTGCAGTATCTACACCCTTTACCACTTTAGCAGCGTCGCCAGCAGCATCAACGGCCTTAAGCGCCTTTAATCCAATAAGTGGCACGCTAGCTAATTTAAGTCCGCCAGTAATAGCGGAGCTAGGATCTGCGGCCAACTCTAGTGCAGTGCCGGCTACAGCAGCCGGAATACCTTCTAACTGCATTTTCTTAGCGAGATCAGCGCCTGATGGAGCTTTAGTAGGCTTTTCCCCAAACTGCTCAGCATAAGCTCTAGCTGCGCCTGGAAGGTCAGTAAAGTCGTCTTGCAGCTTAGAGATAGCAGATCTAGCAGGAGCGCCAGTATAAGCGTCTAAGTGCTCTAGTACCCCAGAAGGCGCATCAGTAACAGCCTCGTCGCCCATAATGAGCTTCTTAAGTCCGCTCCAGTTACCGGCACTCTGTTTAGTAGCGCCACTCAGTTGGCGCATATCTTCGTCAGTCATTCGCCTTGATCTAAGTTGACGCATATCTTCGTCAGTCATAGGTGCTATAGCAGAATCTTGATTTAGTTTAGCTTCGCTAAGCATTCTTAAGATAGCGGCTTCTTGTTCTTTTTTAGTCATTAACTATCCTTTTGAGCAGAGTCTAACTCCGACTTAGCTTTTACATAAGCATCGTGAGCTTCTTGTTCAGTTTTATAGTAACCTAAATGCTTTAGCTTACCGTTAATACGAATAGTCGATTTGAACTTCTTAATACGAGGACCACTGTCCACAGATACGCCCTTTAAGAGTTTAGGTTTAGTAATAAAGTCCATATTATTGCCTACTAATATTTGTTTATAGCTTGTAAATATTATAAGTATGCGTTATTATAACTAAATGGCAGGAAAATTCATACTTAAGAATATTGCAGATTTCAGCACGATGGAGCTTGGGGCTGAGATTCAAGAAGCTGATTTCACCATATTATCGACTAATAATAAGTTAATGCAGTTTGGATTTAAAACGGACGAGGGCGCTAAGTTTAAGAAAACTCCCGTTTTGCCCGGTCTATTTACTATGGCTATAGTAGATCAGGCTTTATCACTAGTCCCTACGGAATTTACCTCGCAGGATATACTAGACCAGTACGTAGAGGTTATGGCAGTGGAGCGCGGGGTTGAGGTATTTTTTAATCGCCTCAATATTTACGAAGAGCTTAAAATCGACCCTAAACGATCATTTCTATTATACGGCCCCCCAGGTTGCGGCAAAAGTACAGTAATAGCAAAAGTGTGTAATAAATATGTCGCTAGTAATGATACGGCTATTGTGTTATGGCCAACTGACAAGTACGAGGCTAGCGTAGTAAAGACGTTCCTGAACTCTTTTGATTACGAGACTCACGGGATTAAGCGTTTCTTTCTGATAATTGAAGATCTTGGCGGAGTAGAGTCTGCTGACGCTTACAGACCGTCCGAATCATCCTTACTAGCGCTATTAGATAACGTAGAGCGCACGTTTAAAGTTCCTACGGTTATCCTAGCCACCACTAACTTTCCGGAAATGTTCTTAGAGAATCTGACCAATAGACCTCAAAGATTCGACGATGTAATTGAAGTCAAGCCGCCAAATCCAGAGTTTAGGGCAGCGTTACTTAACTTCTTTATGGCAGGGGCTGCTAACGAAGAGGCTATGCTTCAGATTAAAAAAGATAAGTACTCTAAACTATCTGCAGCACATATAAAAGAAATTGTAGTTAGGTCCAAACTTTACGATATTACGCTGCAAAATAGCATCGATCTTATTTACGATAAAAGTGCAAAAGCTGCTAAAAAATTCTCATCCAGACGAAGTTTAGGGATTGATAATGAGTAAGCCTATTGATTATCCGGAAAATATGGCCCTAGTTAGATATATGGAAGAACTCATACAATACCGAGAAAATACATCAAATTTACCGGACGTTGGGGAGGTTAATAGTAACGTATATCTAGTAAGTGGTTTTGAGCCCCATCTAGCTATTAACTCTTTTGACTGCAGTAAAGTTAGGCGCCTTAATAGGCGGGAGTGGGGCTTGCTACAAGCTAAGGAATACTATCTGAACTACTAGGGTCTGACGCCTTGGCTTTTCTAGCAGCTTCCTCTAATTTCTTGAATCTTCTAGCACTTTCGCGACGAAACTTCTTAGTATAATCGTGCTTTTCTATTGTAGCATCACTGGGAATTTTAGAATCCTTCATTGCGTGGCCTTGATTCCACATAAACGCTCTTTTAGCAAGATTCTCGTCTCCTGGAAATCTATGTTCTAGGTGTCGCTCTAAGTATCTGGCAGCTCTTTGAGTCATATCAGGGAATTCGCGCATAGCGAACGCTACTTCATCAATATTAGGATGCCTGGCCCATTGTTCTATTTCTGGGTCACCTTCAAAATCGGGGGCTAGGCCTAGCTCTTCTTTGCGTAATCGAACTCTATTAGCGACGTCCTTAAAAGTTAGTGGCATCATTCCCAACGGGCCTTGCGCCGCCGTACCGGCATGTATTCCCGTCTTCATAGTCTTATGATCTAAATCAGTTCCATAAGACGACTCTACGCCAGATAGCGGGTATAACAGCGCGTCTTCTTCTGAGATAGGCCCCTTATCCTGCAACTCCTGAGCTGACTTTAGTTTTTGGCGTTTCATTGTCTGCTTATATTTGTTCTTGGCTTCAGATGGCATCGCCCAGACCATTATTACCATAATAATTGCAATAAATTGACTCATATTCTTATTATTAGCACATTATGATCAAAATATCTACTTTACTTGAGCGATGCTTGCTGCTATAATGGAGTCTATGCAAGTACTTAAGGATGCTATTATGGCTATCTTCATGATTTTATTACTAATGGCGGCAGTTGTAGGACTGGGCGCACACCTATTAGGTAACATTCAGCGTCGGGCCGTAGAGGAAATGTGTCTTGATCGTTCTTTAGTCGATCAGCGATGTGATTTAATTAGAGAAAGCGTTGAATAGATCCATGCGCGTTGTAATGCTGAGCCTAATGCTAAGCCTCTTGCAAGGATGCGCGTCACTATTCTTTACTCCTAAACAAGAAATACAGCTACTTATAGATCCTGCAGAGATAAACTACAAGTGCTTTAGGCAGCTAGATCAAAATATAATTTGCTATAAGCTAGATTAAAAGGAACTAATCATGACAAAACGAGCTAATACTTATGAATTCTTGTACATAGACACGCAAGATCGTAGCGACTCCGAACTTAAATCTAAGTTCCAAGAAATCGTGCAAAATGAGATCGACTATGGTTACGAGCTTATTGACGTAGTTGATAATAACTATAAGATTTTATTTGTATTAGCTTCAAAATCTGACTCAAAGCGAGAGTTCAGGGTAACGGTCAAGTTTTAAAGCGTGCCCTTACTCAGTAAAGTCGTCGACTAAAACGTACCCTAAGGTCTCTGGTGAGAAGGTAGAGTAGATCTTACCTTGAGCTGATTCAAATATGTAAACTATGCCGGTAGGTGCATACAAGTAGTCTGTAGACTCCACTACCCAAAGATCTCCATTAGTATCTTGATAGAGTTTTTTAGTGTCGTCAGGCTTCATATAAAGATTTGTTGTGAGCTACGGCCTAGCCCTAAGGTACTATTTATCGCCTAATATCGAGGCTACGTAGTTAAGTACTCGAAATACAAACACCATAGCCTGAGGCATAATAACTAAAAAGAATATAGCGAAGCTAAAGTAAATGCCTAGGCCTAGAATAGTGTCCATTAGAGTTTAATAATAGCGCATAACTAGGCTGATAACTAGGGGGGGGGGGTAGGCGCGGCACGGCAGGAGCGGTCAGCGCATGCCGTTTAAGTGATGCAGTGCTCGCTTGATAAATTAAGTCAGCGGGAGGGGCATATTAAATAACGCCTTTACGATTAAATAACAGGTACCTACGATAGTCCCTATCAAAGCAGTGAACAGGCCTAGGTCATACCAAAACCCTGAGCTTAAAAGTCCCTCATTATCTAATTCTATCCAAGAATCTATCAACTCTAAATGCTGGGTTTTAATAGGGTTACCTCTTGAATCCAATATTCTATAGTTACTCGTACTCACTTGAGTATACAGTTCCCCTGTCTTCCTATGCACGTACAAGTTAATAATTTTACCTTTAGTCTGCATTATCGTCTCCTTATGCTATTACCCATTTAAACGGCCTATACGCCCCGCTATTAAGCGTAGCCTAGTCTAGGCCACCTACGTACTACCTTTAAGCTAATCGTTTAATCTAGGCCTTCCTAGCGCGTTATACGCCCTAAGCCTAAACTACGCTACCTTTGGATATAGCCTCGACTAGCTTAGTCACTCTAAGCTCCATTATAACCTAGCCTAGACTTCTAGTCCAGTGTACCCTAGCGGGTATGCTTTTAGAGCTTTAGGTCTAGTTTATACCTTTAGAGGTATGATACGGTCGCGACTAGCAGTTACTCAAACTTATAGCCGTCTGGATTTTGGAGGGGGCAGGGCGCTTGTGCAGTTACTCAGTTTGGGGGCGGTCTAAACTTCGGGGCCGGATTTAAAAAAGGGGTCGGGGTGTGTGTCTGGCAATAGGCCCGTACGACGGTGCCGTTGGCCACAGGGGGGGGGCTATTCCCTATGTCAAGCCTTGCCTAGACTTAGCTATGCCTAGGCTATGCCTATAGTCTATACTCCTGCTCAAGTCTAACATGTCTATAGTCTACACCATGCCCGCCACGCCGTCTATTGTATGTACAAAATAATGCACCGACCCATCGACCAAACTAATGACACCTGTCTATAACTTCTACACCTAAGCTAAGTAGTTGAAGTCATGGGACTATCAGGCGGGGCTAACCTAATCTTAATAAAAGTGTAAAGAACTTCTACATCATATGATCTACACAATCCAATGATTATCAACAGTTAGTCTTGGCACACGCCTTGCATGTATATAAGTATAAGACCTAAACAGAATAGGAAAGGGAAATAAACATATGCAACCAATCAAGTTCAAGTACCATCATAAACACATTGTATTCTTTATTAAGTGGAGAGGGACTGAGGTAGAGATCATGCGGTCAGGACTAGTAGACAATGTTCAAGACTTAATCAGACTTCGCAAAATAGCGCAGGCCAAAGCTAACGACATGCTAGGAGTATTGAGGTTAGCCGCCTAAATCTTAACGTAAAATTAATTAGCCCGGCCTAAAAAATCGGGCATTATAAGATTATAAGGAGTAAATAAAATGACATTCAACGGAATCATTGCAATAGCGCTACTGAGTTTAGCCTTTGGGGCAGTCGGACACGCAATCATTCAATTAGCCGCCTTTGTGGCGGTACAGTAAGGGGGCAACGTATGAGACTAATCATGGAGTTTCAGGCCTGACCTGAATCAGTACTATATTACTATTAAGGATAGGGGGTTTTAAAATGACTAGAGTTAACGAATTCGAATTATACAGGGGTTTCTTAAATGAACTGCCGCCGGTCAAAATAGGCGGGTATGAGTACTTGCAAGGGGATGCGCTCAAAGTAGTGGACCCCATAGCCTTTAGGGTAGGGGCGGCTGACTACGCCGATGCTTTGGCACAAGGCGGAGAACTAGAGCAAGGACCTGACGGCGAGTACTACGCCAAAGAGTAACTAGTCGGGCGTCGCGTATAGTGATTGCGTAACTAGTTGATATCGCGTAGAGGGGGCAGGCGGGCTATTAAGGGCGGGCTACACTCTACCCCAGTTTAGAGTATATCCTATAGGCAATGATAGGTCTATAGTGTGTTATTTTTACACCGATATATCACTGATTTAAAACTGATACTTAAGCCGTAAGACACGGCCTAAATGCTAGAAAGACAATACTAAGGGGGATTTATGGATAGTTTAGACATGAGTACAGTACAGGGGGAGCTGGTAGAGCTTCAATTAGAGCTGAATGCGATGACTATAGCCTATAGAGGGGCTGAGGGGATAGAGCGGGCGGCTCTAGGGGAGTGGATAGAAGTGGCCAGTGCTTATAGGCGGGCATTGTGGGATAGGCTTTGGGAATTGAGACAGGGCTAAGTAGTTGAGTTTATGGGGGAGAAGAGGGTGTGAGTGTGACTATAACCATCACTCCTCCACCTCATCGCTCACTCTCAATCCAAAGCTTTGAATAGATTAACGAATAGTACACCTGTACTCACCTAGACTTAAGACTCTATTAGACGCTCTATACGCCCTATAGTCGGTACTTTGCTATATGTCCTATAGAACACCCTATACTAATGATTAAGTCTTCACTATAGCCTTTACACACAGTCTATTTATATGTGTACATGTTATGGATAATGATTATCTATTCTATATAGACGTATTAGTGGCCCGTTCTGCTAAGTAGCTGATTTTAGTTAGAGCTGAATAGACTTAATTTAGGCTTAAGGTTACGCAGTCGAGGCCCTAAATTCAAAACGAGCTTAAGTGGCGAGTTTAGCCTAGACTTAAGTAACTGATAGTTAAGCAGAAAGCTTTAAATAGACCTAACGCAGATTTAATATAAACTTAATACACTATAGCAGCATAGTGCTATATAGTGGCTAACATAACAAGCAAAAGAAAGGATAAGCCAGTATGCACGCATTTAAAATAGAGGATATGCCTGAGTTGAGTACGAGCGAGGCCGATAGCTTAGAGCAAATGTTGAGAGACTTTTTAATAGAGGGTCTAGGCTTTAGCCGCGACAGAATAGACCGATTAGAGTGCAGATCCAGAGACGGGTTCATGCCTTATAGTCACAACAAGGGCGGATTAGAGGCTATATCTTATCTAGACAACAGACACGCAGAGTACGCTCTGTCAGGTATCTTCGAAAACGCACACAAGACCCTAGATGAGTTTTATAAATACAACTTAGAGGCCTTTAAGGAGGCGCGTAAAATACCAGCAGATGCTGAATTGACGGATGATCAGTTAGACGATTTTGATAATTATAGAGCAGAGGATTCAGAGTCTACGACATTAATAGGGGCCGATCTTATGTTGACAGGACCTAATGAACTTAATATACGGCTAACGGTTAGCGTCAAGGATGCACCATATCACCGTAAATACGACGATTTAAAGAGTATAGACATTGAATTTAGCTCTATATTCGAGTTAGTAACGCAGTTAGATAAGCTTTTAAAGACAGACAGCTTTGTTGCCAGCATAGCCGACGCTGCTGGAGAGGGTGTTTAAAAATGGACATAGAGTCATTTAGCACTATCCAGAGGATACTAGATAGACATAGTTTAGCTATACGGCATCTAGACTGGGGGTGGGCGCTGTACCTAAAGGACACTAAAACAGGCGCGGAGCTTAGGCATGTAACTAGCGCGCCTACATTAGAAGACTTATATAAAATAATTAAGGAGACTTATGGGACTAAATAGAGTTTTTGTTTTAGCTGCACTGGCTGGATGCGGTACCGAATATCCACTATCAGTGAGCGCACCAGAGCCCGTAGGATGCCGGTCTATACCAGATTCACGAGGAGTGATCATAAGGTGCCCGGGCCATCCTGATAACTTAATTGAACATGGTGAAGATGGGGAGCAAGGGGCGCCGGGTTTAGGTGGTCCTCAAGGAGAAACTGGGCCACAGGGCGAGACTGGGCCTCAAGGAGACCCGGGACAAAATACTAGCATGAGTGCAGTGGTCCCGTGTCTAGATACGGCGAATACAGCAACTCATCCAGAGGTTCTATTCTGTGTGAATGAGAAATTATATGCGGTCTTTTCGCCAGGTAACGCTAGTCTAATTAGATTGGTTATGCTGCTAGACAACACTAACTATGTTACTACCGATGGTAGAGGGTGTAACTTTAAAACAACGACTAGCTGTGAGCTAGAGTAAGGGGCGGACATGTTAGATTATTTAGTGGGTATAGAATATGCAGGTAAGTTATATAGTGTGCCGGTATCCCTGAAGAGCGACGATTATTTCGAAGACCCGAGACTTATGGCGGCCCTAGCCGCGGAGGACGTACTAACTGACTACCTATCTGCTAAACTTAGGCGACCTTATAACTTAGTACGCCTATCCCTAAGGGTTATAGAAATTAAATCAGAGAGCGCGCATATATGTTAACAGTAGAATTACTAGATGATCTAAACCGCGACTTGGTTACCTTTAGCCGCCTCGGGCACCTAGCCGTAGTGCAGTACCTCATCGAAAAGGGCGCTGACGTTAGGGCCCGTGACGACTTGGCGCTACGCTACGCGGCGGAGAAGGGCCACCTAGACGTAGTGCAGTACCTCGTCGAAAAGGGAGCCGACGTACGGGCCCGTAACGACGAGGCGCTACGCTACGCGGCGGAGAAGGGCCACCTAGACGTAGTGCAGTACCTCGTCGAAAAGGGAGCCGACGTACGGGCCCGTAACGACGCGGCGCTACGCTGGGCGGCGAATAACGGGCACCTAGACGTAGTGCAGTACCTCGTCGAAAAGGGAGCCGACGTACGGGCCCGTAACGACGAGGCGCTAAGCTGGGCGGCGAATAACGGGCACCTAGCCGTAGTGCAGTACCTCATCGAAAAGGGCGCCGACGTTAGGGCCTGGGACGACGAGGCGCTACGCTGGGCGGCGGGTAACGGTCACCTCGCCGTAGTACAATATTTAGAGAATGTTATTAAGGAGTCTAAAAATGCAAGTGCTAACTAAATCTATGATTATAGACATATTAACTCAACTAGGAGGACGCACGCTATATGTAGAACTAGTCTCTAAACTAGAACGACGACTAGGTACGCATAAAATTAGACAAAAAATAGTGGACTTTTTACAAAATCTAGCAGATACTGGCGTAGTGTCTATCAAGACAGATCCGGTAACTTGGGTTAAGTCTATAAATTTAAATAAGGAGGCATGATGCGTTCCGGTGTAATGACTTCTAGCTTTTTATATAACGGTAGAGAGTTCGAAGTAGACTTTAGATTCTATGGAGGTAAACCTGATCTTGTATACAACGGTAATTACTTGCCCGGCGATCCCCCCGAACTAGAAATATTAGGCGGTAAAGTAGAGCTTAGATCATACTCTGGCCTTTCTACACGTAAAGTGCTTCTCTCAGAAGAGCAGATTCTGTGGTATATCCCGCAGCATGTGCTAAATAAAAACATTCTTATTTAAAGGAGAATATAAAATGCAACAGTTAACTAAATACTTGACCTATAATAACCCTAGCGCCGAAGTTCAGAATTGGATTAGGACTGTGCTGGCCGCCACTATCAAAAAGGGCACCGAGAATCAGGTCGAAATAGAGCACATTCTGGACTTTTTAGCGTCAGACAAAGCGCCTACTAGACTTAAGAAAATGAGCTACGCGCAGGCTAAAGCTGCAACGGACAAGTGGAATAAGACCCTCATAAAAAAGGGCGAGCATATCCAAGAATCTGAGGCCGACATTAAAGTACTTAAGAGATTTAGCGACGGATTTAAATTAGTAGAGTTAGTCGGCGAAAATGCCTTTAAAAGAGAAGGCTATCTTATGCGACACTGTGCGGGGAGTTACGCTAACAGGACTAATACTAAGGTCCTTTCTTTACGAGACCCCCTTAACATGCCTCATGCCACTTTTGAACTTCAACAAGATCAAATGAATCAAATTAAAGGCAAAGGGAATGGTTCTATCCACCCTGATTATATCAAAAAGGTATTAGCCGTGTTGAAAATGTTTAAAGTAGATGTTAGATCCTCTGAAATGGAGAATCTGGGCTACATTGAAGTGAGCGATACAGTAGGTACTATGCTTAAAAAAGAGTTCACGGGCGCTAAATTTTTAAAGATAAAGGATAGCGAATATTTTTATGTTAACAGTAGAGTGTCAAAACGATCTTAACAACGACTTAATCACGTTTAGTCGCTACGGTCACCTAGCCGTAGTGCAGTACCTAATCGAAAAGAGCGCTGACGTTAGGGCCTGGGACGACTATGCGCTATGCGAGGCGGCGGAGAATGGGCACCTAGACGTAGTGCAGTACCTAATCGAAAAGGGCGCTAACGTTAGGGCCCGTGACGACGCGGCGCTACGCTACGCGGCGGAGAAGGGCCACCTAGACGTAGTGCAGTACCTCGTCGAAAAGGGAGCCGACGTACGGGCCCGTAACGACGCGGCGCTACGCTGGGCGGCGGAGAACGGTCACCTAGCCGTAGTACAATATTTAAAGAATGTTATTAAGAAAGGTTAGAATATATGAAAAATCGTAATATATACATAACTGCGCTAGAGTATGTTACTCCCACGCAGTACCAGTTAGTGTCAAAGCCTGGTACATGGAAGGATAGCACACAGGCTTACGAATCAATAGAGCAGTGCCTGGCTAAGTCTAAGCACAATAACGTGCTCCTGTCTAAAAAAGACATTCACGTAGTTAGGATAACTGGATTTACGGTAGATGAGCGACCTATAATTAAGCTAGAGACTATTAAGGTATGATTAAGTACGTAGTTCCAAGAGAGTGCCCAGGGATCAGATTAAAGATTAATAAAAGGCTAACCCTTGTAAACGCTAAGAATATTAGTAAGTATAAAGGAGCGCTTAAGAAAAGGCGTATTATAGTGGAGTTTATTTAAATGCAAAATACTCAAAACGATCTTAACAACGACTTAATCACGTTTAGCCGCCTCGGGCACCTAGCCATAGTGCAGTACCTAATCGAAAAGGGCGCTAACGTTAGGGCCTGGGGCGACTATGCGCTATGCGAGGCGGCGGAGAGTGGGCACCTAGCCGTAGTGCAGTACCTAATCGAAAAGGGCGCTGACGTTAGGGCCCGTGACGACGAGGCGCTACGCTGGGCGGCGATTAACGGGCACCTAGCCGTAGTGCAGTACCTAATCGAAAAGGGCGCTAACGTTAGGGCCCAGGACGACGCGGCGCTACGCGAGGCGGCGCGCTACGGTCACCTAGCCGTAGTACAATATTTAAAGAATGTTATTAAGAAAGGTCAATGATATGCTACAAGTACTGGTTATAGGGGCCGTAATCATGCTTATTATGCTTGCGGTATTTTCGGATTTAGAGTTCCTCATAAAAGCCATGTCGATCATTCTTCTCCCGGCGGTACTCATAATGGCTGGGGTAGTAACTGTCATAGAATATTTAGGAGAAACTAGGAAATGAGATTGCTAGAGATCGTACAACAATATTTGGATACTAATGAATTCTCTACTTACGTAGACGAGCAATTTTGGTCGGGGAAATTAGTGAACGCGGATAAGGTAATAAACTACGTACTAATGATTAATCCGAGTATGAGGGACCATAGGCCGTCCGATGAGGAGTGGTTGAAGATATATGACGAGATTGAGACGGCTTGGCGAGTGGCCGAAAAGGGGCTATCATGAGCGCTGATTATACTGAATATTTTTTAAGGACATTTTTACATTCACAGGGTAGAGTAGTCGATACTTCTGCTGGCGAGGGCCGCATTGAGACCGCACTTAAGTCCTCTCAGGTTATCGACAAGCTTAAAAACACATCCTATATAGTAGGGATGCAAGCCGGTAAGATTAGCATAAATTATAATAAGTTTATGATAACTATTATTACAGGAGCGGAAAGCTAATGGCGACAATCATAGGTTATAAAACCGTCCTTAACAACGACTTAATCACGTTTAGTCGCTACGGTCACCTAGCCGTAGTGCAGTACCTAATCGAAAAGGGCGCTAACGTTAGGGCCTATAACGACTATGCGCTACGCAGGGCGGCGTATAACGGTCACCTAGACGTAGTGCAGCTCCTTATCGAAAAGGGCGCTGACGTTAGGGCCCAAGACGACGAGGCGCTACGCGAGGCGGCGTATAACGGGCACCTAGCCGTAGTGCAGTACCTAATCGAAAAGAGCGCTGACGTTAGGGCCTGGGACGACTATGCGCTATGCGAGGCGGCGCGCTACGGTCACCTAGCCGTAGTGCAGTTCCTCGTCGAAAAGGGCGCTGACGTTAGGGCCCGTGGCGACGAGGCTCTACGCTGGGCGGCGAGTAAAGGGCACCTAGCCGTAGTGCAGTACCTAATCGAAAAGGGCGCTGACGTTAGGGCTGATAACGACTATGCGCTACGCGGAGCGGCGCGCTACGGGCACCTAGCCGTAGTGCAGTACCTAATCGAAAAGGGCGCTAACGTTAGGGCCCAGGACGACGAGGCGCTATGCGAGGCGGCGCGCTACGGTCACCTAGCCGTAGTGCAGTTCCTCGTCGAAAAGGGCGCTGACGTTAGGGCCCGTGGCGACGAGGCTCTACGCTGGGCGGCGAGTAAAGGGCACCTAGCCGTAGTGCAGTACCTAATCGAAAAGGGCGCTGACGTTAGGGC